CCTCGGTCGCACCGTCCGCCGTGCCGTCGAAGCCCTGCAAGACCTCCCCGAACGTCCCCGCGTCGCCGTGGTCGGCCCGCGTCGCGTCCCAGACCGCGTCGGCCACGGCCCCGGCGTCGAGCCCGCCCGCGGCGATCGCGTCAAGCTGCGTGTCGAGGTCGGCCGACGCCATCCCGACGGCCGCCCGGACGCCCGCCGCGTCCAGGTCATTGAACCCGGTGATCCCGGTCCCCTTGGCGAGGACGATATTCGTCCCGGCCGATAGCTCGCGCGTCGAATTGGCCCACACGCCCGCGTCGGTCGCCCGAGTCGTGATCGCCGCGTCGAGCCTGTTGACGAGTTGGCCGATCGTGCCCCCGGTGTTGTAGCTCGCGGCGTTCAGGTTCCACGTGTCGCCCGGCACGGACTGGACGCGGGTCCGCGAGGGGAGGCCCGAGAGGCTATCAAACATCGCATTCGGCAGCGCCGTGAGACCGAGCCGGACGTCATCCCCGGGGTCGAACGCCACGAGCGCGACCCGCAGCGGCACGAACACGACGCCGGTCGCGGCCCCCGTGACCGTCACCCTGTTGACGCCCGCCGCGAACGCCGCGTCAGGCACGTCGAGCCTGTAGACACCGTTGGAGACGTGGACGAACCCGCCCGACGACCACGCCGCGTCCGGGCCGGCGAGCGACGCGGGCGCGATCGACGCGGCGGCGGACCCCGGACGGTGGTACGACAAGGTTAGACCGCCCGAGGCGTGGGTCAGCGTCGTGACCGGGCGGCCCTCGTAATCGAGGGCGAGGATCTCGACGGATTGGGACGTGCTCCCGGCCCTTCTCATCGATCAATCTCCGAGCATGCGTTGAAGGAGGAGCGACGCCCCGGCGTCGTCGGCCCCGCCGTCGTCGGCCCCGCCGACGTGCCCCAGGCCCCACCCGGGGCCGTTGACGGGCGTCAGGTCGTTGCCGCCGTGGACGTCCCGCCTGATCCCGCCGGCCTCGTCGAGCGGCCACCACGCGACCAGCCCCGTCAGCAGCGACGGGGGCAGCCCCTCGTAGGGGAGGCCCCGGCCGCCGTTGTGGAGCCAGCCCTGCTCCTCGTCGGTGAGGAGCCGGTTCCAGCGGCCGACCGGCCCGATCCGGCCGTCCCAGTATCGCGAGCCCCACGACCCCACGTTCCCGACGTGCAGCGGCGAGGACCCCGCGGCGACCGGCCCGGGGAGCGACGCGGTGAACACCGTCCCGTTGTCGATCTGGAGCGAGATCGCGTCGGGGCTGATCGTCCTCCAGGTGCAGACATGGCGCCAAGCGTTGACGGGCGACGGGGCGCCCGAGGTGAAGACCACGCCGCTGCCCGAGGGGCCATAGGCGGTCGCGAACCAGTTGCCGTCGAAGCCGACCTCCCACCCCCCTGCACCGCCGGGATCACGCGCCCCATAGCAACGACTAATCGACAACTCATTTAAATACACCCATCCCGCCCAGGTATACTCGGTCTCCCCGACGGCGACGGCCGCCGCGGCCGATTCCAGGCGCTGGCCCGACGCGGCGACGAAGCGGGCCGCGACGCTCACGACACCACCCCGACGCGGAAGATGCGACCGATCTTGATGAATGAATTCGTGTTCGACGCGAGGGCGGACCCGGTGGCGTTGTTGCGGACGAGGAGCTTGAGCTTGCACGGCGGGAGCTGGATCAGCGGGGAGCCGCCCCGCCCGACCGCCCGGACCCGCTGCTGGTGGGCCCCCGAGACGCCCCGCAACTGGAAGGCGAATTCGATCGGCCGGGCGGGCGTCACCGAGGCGGAGCCGTCGCCGTAGTTCGTGCCGTCCGGGGCGGTCACGAGCCAGCCGTCGATCACCGTGTTCGCGGCGACGGTCCCCGCGAAGTCGAAGTAACCTTCGAGGGTCGCCCACTCGGCCCCGTCGCCGGCCTGCCCGTACCGGTTGTCGTACTCGGACGAGAGCACGAGCGCGTTGTTCGCGAGGGCGTTGAGGTTCGCGCCGGTCACGACCGTCTCGACGGCCTGCTGCAAATTCTTGAAGGTGGTCGGCATGATATCAATATCCGTTCATGAAGCGGGTGACGGCCTCGCCGGGGAGGACGCCGAGCGTCGAATCGTCGAGCATGGTTCAGTTGATCCTCAGCGGCATGGAGAACAACGCCCCGAAATACGCCCTGGCGGCGTCGCCGCCCCCTCCCCCGCCGCCCCCGCCCGTCCTGGTCCAGGACCGGACGGCGTCGGACAGCAGGGCGATCTCGTCCCCGTCCACGATCCCCGAGCCCGACGCGACGAGCCTGAGCACGTAGACGCCGGGCGGGGTGGTGGCGGAGGTCAGGCCGGCGAGCGCGTAGGTCGTGCCGGAGCCCGTCAGCGACGCCCCGTCCAGCGACACGGGCGAGCCGTCCCGCGTCAGCGTGACGTCCCCGACGCCGACCCCCGTGACGGCCCGGTTGAAGGTCAGGGACAGCCCCGAGATCGAGGAGTCGCGCGGCGACGACACCTGGCCCCACGACGCGACGAGCGGCGGCGGCGCCCCGCCCGCGGCGGCCTGCCAGTCGTAGAGGGCCTTGCCCTTGGGCGACTCGACCGCGAGCGTCGTCGGCCAGGCCGGCAGCCCGGCCTCGTCGGCGAACGCCGTGGCGTTGGCCTCGCCCCGGCCCGTCCCCTGCCCGAGCCCGATCCAGTGCCCGTACTTCCCCCGCCCGTAGGCCGCGAACTCGCGGACGTAGCCGGAACTCTTGGAGTAGACCGAGTTGACCTCGATCCCGGCCGCCTGGAACTCGGCGTAGCTCGCCAGGTGGACGCCCCGCATCCGGGGGTGGTGGTCGATGGCGAGCTGTTCGCGGTTCCACGCGGCCCAGTTCGCGTCCGACGGCCCGCCCCCGCCCGTGGACGCGGAGACCCCGACCCACGCATAGTTGGATTCGTAGTTGCCGAGCCGGTAATCCAGGCCGAGGCCGTCGAGGACCGCGACGTGATCGGCGACGTCCTTCGCCCCGTCGAACGCGGCCTTCCACGCCTCGTGGTAGTCGACCATCCGTTCCAGCGTCCAGCCCGAGTAGTCCACGCCCGGGAGCCGCCCCAGCGGCATCGCGTCGTGGTAGGGGGCGAAGGTCCACCACGCCCGGACCTCGGGGCGGTTCGCCGCCACCCACGCCGCCGCGTCCTCGGTGAACCCGACCCGGCCGTACTGGGTGCCGAGGACCAGTTCGAGGTCGTCCGGGTCGCGCCCCAGGTCGGCCCACTTCGCGGCGAAGACGTCGTATGCCTCGAAGCTGAGGCGTGCATACGCGAGGGCCGCCGCCTGGTCCGCCGCCGACGCCATCCCGAGCCGCGCCGCCTCGCCCGCGAAGAAGTAATTCTGGATGAATCCGAGGTTCCACGCCTCGTTGGACAGCTCGAGGCGGACGATCTTCCCGGGGAGGAGCGAGGCGTCGAGCCGCGTCGCGACGTGCTCGATCGCGGCCTCCGTCGCCGCGTGCGGCATGCAGAAGTGGATCGCCGGGATGTCCGCCTCGTTGACGAGCCGGGCCGCCGCCTCGATCGGCACGCCCGCCCCGATGTCGACGTCCCCGACCGCGTTGGAGCCCTCGAACGCCGTGACGGTTGCCGCGTGCGACACGCCCCCGGGCGTGAACGTGAACCCGTAAAACGTCGTGGATGAGATCGGCCAGCCGATCATCCCGGCCCCGTCCAGGTTCACCGTGCGGTCGGCGAGCACGACGTCGATGTTCCCGCCGGTCGACCGGATCGAGACGCCCTGGCCCTTCTCAAGCCCGTGCGGGGCGGAGAACGTGACCAGCCAGTGCTGGCAGGTGTTGTCGGGGAGGTAGTGCGTGCCGGAATACGCCTCGATCCTGGAGATGGCGACGGTGCGGCGGAGGGTGTCGCCCCAGGTCGCGTAACCGTCGGGCGTGAAGTGCTCGGGCTTCGCGATGTTGGAGAAGTTCGTCGAGACCATGTCCATCGTGCGGAGTTCGTCGAACCCGCCGATGCGCTCGATCACCTGATCCGCGAACTCGCCCGGCTCCCCCTCGTAGCGGGCGAGCATCACCTTGATGTCGATGCAATGCCCCCCGGTGCCGGCGTACACGAGGTTGAGCGAGGGGCAATGCAGCGACGAGCTTTCATGCTCGAAGACGTCGAAGTATCGCCGCTTCACGTCGCCCCCGAGGTCGTCCAGTTCCTCGACGTGGGCGACGACCGTCCTGCCGTCGTCGTAGTTGCCGGCGGTGAGCGTCAGCAGCGAGCCCGCCGGCCCGTCCCACTCGACGACGTAGCGGCCGTACTCGACGCCCGGGTAGGCGAACATCGCGCCCTCGGGCAGCCCGGTCGCCGGGCCCTGGCGGAGGATGTAGGTCGTCCCCGGCGTGCCGGAGAGGGGATACCCGTCGGCGTCGAGCGACCCCGGCGAGCCGGCCGCCGCCGCCCCCCGGAACAGGTTCCGGGTGTAGCAGTCGGGCGTCCAGAACGACGGGGACTGATTGACGTTCACGCCCTGGCGCATCGTCACGCCCTCGGGCACCTCCTGCGAGAGCATCGCGGCCTCGCCCGAGAAGTTCGTCGCGGTCACGCCCGAGACGGCGTCCACGAAGCCCTTGCGGGTCTCGATCGCCAGGGCGTCCACCGACACCTCGACGGCGGCACCCGGGGCGATCGGGGAGGCCAGCGGGATCGAGATCAGCGGCGTGTCCAGGCCGTAGGGGTCCCACGGCCGGCTGAGGACCGTCGATGGCTCCACCAGCGCCCCGCCGTTGACCGAGTAGTGGATGCCGTCCGGGTCGGGGGCGGACTGGACGCCCGCCTGCTTGCCCGTGCGGGCGTCGCGGAACATCAGGAAGATGTCCCGACCCGTGGTCCCGACCCATGCCGTGACGTCGATCTCCCGCTCCGGCAGCCCGAAGTGATCGAGGAGCCACCGGGCCGCGGCCTCGTATTCGTTGTCGGTCAGCGCCCGCGAGAACGGTGCGAAGTAGGCGACGTCGCCGAGGAAGTCGCGCGCCCCGGGGCGCTGGTACTCCGCCCCCAGGGCGAGGCCCGTGATGCGCTGGGAGTAGCCGTTGACGTACTGGGGGTTGACCTCGGAGCGGTCGAAGTTCAGCCCCTTCCAGAGCGTCAGCGTCTCGCCGTCCGTCCGCATGCCGACGACGTACCAGAGGTCCGCGGCGAACAGCCCCGAGCCCGGCGACCCGGCGTTGCCCCATGAGCCGGTCCATGACGCATGCTGGAACGTGCATGCCTGACGGCCCGAGGGCAGCAGCGACCACCCGGCGTCGGGCGTCTGGTCCTGCCCCGCGAGCCAGCCGAGGAAGGTGCGGCGGTCGTTCGGGAACGACTCTCCCGACGGCTGGATCGTGTCGGCCCGGATGACCGCGACCGCGGAGAACCCGACCGGGTACGAGCCGCCCGAGTTGTTGGGGTTGGGCGACCACGCCGGGGGCGTCGCGAGCAGGCACTTGCCGCCGCCACTGAACTCCAGGAACCGCATGCCGTTGGGCCCGGCGTCGCGGATCGCGGGGCCGGCGTACCCCGAGGGCGCGGCGTAGTTGCCGAGCGTCGCGACGGTGGAGCCGTCGTCGCCCGCCACGGCGTCGGCGTCGATTGCGTAGGCGGCGAGGTAGCCGTCGAGCGTGCTGGGGTCGGTTCCGGGCATGGGCTGGCCTCGTTGCTCCGTCGCGGCGCGTCGTCAGCGGCCGGCGTACTTGTCCAGGGCTTCGATGAGGAGGCGGGCGGACTGCCTCGCGTCCCGGAGCGGGTCGTGGGCGGGGAGTTCCCCGTCGAGGCGAGGCGCGGACGCGAGCGGGTCGAGACCGGCCGCGAGCCGGACCGACGCGACGTCGACGAGGGGATAGGGCCCGGCCTCGGCCCTGGACGGGTCGTCCTCGACGCAGCGGCGGAGGAAGTTCGACTCGACGGGCCAGGGGCAGTCCGCGACCAGCACGGCCCCGCGCGTCCGGGCGTATTCCCAGGCCCTCCAGAACTCGTCGCGGACGTGGCGCGGCGCGCGGCAGTTGTAGCCCCGGCCGGGCACCGGGGCGTTCGCCGCGACCCAGGCGCGGCCGGCGTCGTCCCCCTCGGCCTCGGCCGGGTCGCACACATACTGGGCGCTGGCCACCCGGTTCCCCGCCCGGTCCACGACCCACCAGCCGACCGCGTACCCCTCGCCGTGGAGTCCGACCGACTCGACGTCGAACACCATGAATATCTGTGTAGACATGAATTCTTCTCGGCGTCAGTCGGGCCGCGCGAAGCAGGCGCGTGCCCGGATCTCGGCGGCCTGGCCGAGCCGCGCGGCGAGCCCGCGGCTGATGCGCAGCACCCGCGCGACCTCCGCGTCCGAGCGCGTCGGCCCGCCGTCGAGGCCGTGCCGCAGCGAGTACGCGGCGCGCTCGCCGGGCGGCATCGCGGAGAGGACGAGCGCCACCAGGTCGACCCCGTCCCGCTCCGCCGCGACGTCCTCGGGCCCCTTGCGGCGGTCCGGGCATGCCGCGAGCCGGGCGTGCTCGCCCCCCGCGGCGCGCCTGCGACGCGCCCGACGGGCCGCGTCGTAGGCGCCGATCAGCAGGCCGCGGTACGCGTAGGTGGACAGCCGCGCCCCGAGCCCAGGTTCCCAGGCGTCGAGGCGGGGCCACGCGTACAGGAACGCCTCGGACGCCACGTCCTCGGCGTCGAGCCAGCGGGCGTCGAGCCGCGCCAGGGCCCGTGCCGCGGCGCGTGGGGCCGTCCGGTAGAGCGCCACGGCCATCAGCTCGCGCGCCGCGGGCGCGCCGGCCAGGGCCGCCGCCTCCGCGGCGGCCCACCCGAGCCCGGCGAGCCCCACGGGGCCGGACGCGTTCACTCGCCCCCGCTCCGCTCCTCACTCTCCAGCGCCTCGCGGCACGCCGCGTCCGCGCGGAGCAATTCCGCGTGCCTCCGCTCGCGCTCGTCGGCCGCCCTCAGGTACGGGCGGAACAGGTCGCCGATCGTCGCACCCATCGCGCACCCCCGATCGCGGCGCCCCGCCCGCCGCGGCTCAGTATTCCTCGCCCCCGACGCCCCGGAGCCGCCGCGGCTCCCGGACGGTCAGCCACCCCGACGTCAGCGGCAGCTCCGCGCCGCAGGCGTCCGGGAACTTCGCCTCCAGCGCCTTGCGGCGCATCCTCAGCAGCTCCAGCAGCGCGTCCGGGTCCATCGCGTAGCGGAACGTGCCGGACGCGTAGTCCACCGACCGCGGTAGGACCGCCAGGACGGCGGCCCCGGACTCAAGCAGGCGGATCTCGGCGAACGCCAGGAACCGCGGCCAGTCCGCCGGGTCGAGGCGGGCCAGGTCCCCGTCCCCGGGAGCGGCCGGGTCCGCCGGCACCACGCCGGCCGCGAACAGGCCGGCGGCGACGGCCGGCGGCAGGAGCGCGGCGTCGTCCGTGGCGCCCTCGGGCATCCCGGCCCTGGCCGCCAGCGCCCGCAGCGGGCCCATGTACACGGCGGCCGACGCCGACAGCGCCGCCTCCGCCGCCGCGAGCGTGACGGCCACGGCTCAACCCTCCCCGGCCCGGCCGCGCCGCGTCGGGCTGTCCTCGGCGCCAAGGGGGCGGCCGAACTGGTCCACCCCGGGCCCGTAATCGGGCGGCCCGCCCTTGCCGTGGGGGTGGAACTTGCGCCACATCGGGTCCGTCTCGTAGTCCTCGGGCCAGCGGGCCTCGGGGACCGGCGTCCCGTCGCAGTCCACGTACTCCCCGTTCACGAGGTACACCCCGCCGGGGACGGGCGCCGTGTCGATCCCCTCCGTCCTGGACGCCGGGGCCGGGCGCAGCACCTCCTTCTGCGCCAGCGCGAACGCCTGCGCCATCGCCCGGACCTCGGGGCTGACGGCCGGCTCCTGGCCGCGCGCCGCGGTGGCCGACGGCCTGGCGGCGCCGCGCGCCTGCGCCGCGGCCTGCGGCCCGCGTACCTGGACGCCGCGCGCCTCCCCCTCCTGCCGCGCCTCGTCCGCCTTCGATTCGCTCGCTCCGCTCATCGTGTCCCCCCCCTCAGTCGTCCTCTCGGGCGTGTCGGACCGGCCGATCCGCTCCGATCCGAGTCGATCCGAGCCGAGCCGCGGCGCCGCCGGGCCGCCCGCGCGGCCAGGCGGCGGCCGGCCGCGTCAGGCGATCGTCGGGGCCGCGTAGGACCCGTTGTTGGTCCGGAGCACGGCGGCCCCGGTCCGCTCCCTGACCCCGAACCCGAACTCCCGGCCGTACGAGCGGGCCCGCAGCGGGAACCGCTCGTCCTCGGCCAGGATCTCCAGCTCGCCGGAACCGTTGGTCCTGGTCCGCATCATCAGGACCTTGTTCGCCGCCCCCCGGACGTAGGCGACCATGTAGTTCGCCGGCACCCACTTGCGGACCCAGACCGGGACGTCGTCCCAGATCCCGACCTCCTGGTCCTGGTTGTTCAGCGTCGTCTGCTGCCCCCCCAGGGTGCGGTTCGCGTTCACGGACTGCGTCACGCCGCTGAAGGCGTAGGGCAGGAAGTTCGCCGTGAACGTCTTGAGCGTCGCGAGCTGGGCTCGGTTGATCGCCAGCTCCAGCGCCCCGGCGGTGTAGTGCTCCGCCACGGTGTCGATCAGCGCCGACACATCCGAGGCGGCCAGGCTGGCCGTCGCGAGGTAGTGCGTGTGCGTGGAGCCGTCGAACGTGGTCCCGTTCGGGGCCGCCGGGATTCGCGCGGAGTCGGCGTTCACCAGCGCCTTGACGGGGATCGGGATCACGCTCCGCATCGCCACGTTTACGTCCTGCCAGTCGTAGTTCGTGGGCGTGAAGATCGCCCGCATCGCCTCGTTGACGACGCGCTGGCGGTCGGCCTTGAGCACGCCCAGGTACTGGGCCGTGAACTCGGCGACCGGGACCTCGCGGAAGTAGTTCCTCGTCCACTGGAGGGTCCGCCCCCACATCCGGAGCGGGAAGCCGACGCGGACGCCGTACGCGATCTTCTGCGCGTGCGGGCGGCCGTACTCGTCGTATTCATCCATCCCCATATCATCGGACGTACCGAAGATCATCTCCTTCTCGGTCGTGCGGTCGTACAGCTCCTCCATGAACCACTGCATCTGCTGGTTGTGGTACTCGTAGTACCCCCGCAGGTTGTCGTACAGGTTGTCCTCGCCGTACGACTCGACCGACTGGAAGTTCGACTTCAGCAGGTCGATCGTGCCCAGAGTCCCGCTCGGCATGGCCCCCGCCCCCCGGAAATGGCGCGGCGGCGCGGGCGCGGGGCGCGCAGGCCGCCCCCGCCCGCGCCGCCGCGCGGGATCGCGTCTTCGATCGAAGGATTCGGATTCGAACTCGCCGGCCGCGGCGCCGCCTCAGGCGCCGCCGCCGGTCAGGAGGACGGGAACGCCGCCGCGAAGGTCGGGAAGACCCTGATCCGCTGGCGGGTGTCCGGCGCGTCGGCCGGGAGCACGTAGCCGCACGGCTGCGGCTGCACCGAACCCGGGGCCGTCGCCAGCCCCCCCTTGACCGTGCCGCTCGGGTACACGAACGTCCCCGGCGTCAGGCCGGCGGCGTACGCGATGTCGCAGTGCGAATACAGGCTGACCTTCTCGCCGATCGCCGTCGCCTTCAGCGCGAAGCCGGCGACCTGGGCGGTCGTGGCGAAGGTGCCCGTCCCCGTCCCGTCGGTCCTGTAGACCTTGTTGTCGCTGTGGACCCGGCAGGCGTCCCCGGCCGCGATCGCCTCCCCCGCGTAGAGCGGCGGGAGCCGGTCCGTGTCCGAGGGCAGCGGCGTGGTCAAGGAAGGCGTGTCGCCCTTGGTGATCTCTGCCATCTTCTGCCTCCCCGCCCCGTGGGGCGGGCCCTTCGATCTCCCGCGTCAACGGCACCGGGGGGCGGGCGCGCGCCCGCTCGCCGCGGTCAGTCGTAGCCCCCGATGTGCCGGGATATCTCGTGGGACACGGGCACCGGCTCCTCGCCCCGGTCCCGGTCCTTCCTGGCGCCGCCGCCGGGCTGGCGCGACGCGCGCTCGGGCATCACGCCCCCCTTCGCCGGCGGCTCCTTCGCCAGCTTCGGGTATCGCTTCAGGACGCGCTCCAGGGCCTCCTTGACGCCCCGGACCCGGCCCGTCTCCTCGTCCACCTCAAGCGCCGCGCGGTCGACCAGGTCCACCGCCAGCCCCGGGTCCTCGAACAGCCTCGCCCCCTCCCTGGAGACCTCGTGGTCGATCAGCGTCCGGTGCAGCCGCGCCAGCAGCTCGTCCTTCTCGGCGCGCAGGGTCGCGATCTCCGCGTCCTTCCGCGCCGACGCCTGCCGCGCCCGGTCCTGGTCGCTCATGCTGGCCTCGCGGCGCTGCCGCTCGGCCTCCTCCAGCTCATCCAGCCGCGCGCGGAACGCCTGGTTCTCCTTGTTGCGGCTGGCCAGCGCCTGCCGGGCGCGGAGCAATTCCGCCCGCACCTCGTCCGGGTCCTCCGGGATCGGCCGCTCCGTCGCCGGGACCGCCCTCGGGGCCGGCCTCGCCGGGGGCTTGCGGGGCGTCGGCCTCGGGGCCGGCTCCTCGCGCGGCCCCCCGCCGTCTCCGTCGCCCCCTCGGGGCTCGTCGCCCCCGTCCTGCTCGTGGTCCCTGTCCCTGTCCTGCTCGCCCTCGTTCTCGGGCATCTCGCCCTCCGTCGGGGCCCATCGCGGGCCCGCCATCGCCCAGGGTCGTCACGGGGCGCGCGGCCCCATCGCGGGCCCGCACGCCCCCCGGAATGCAAGGGGCCGCGGCACCTCCCCGTCGCGGGGAGGGCGCGGCCCCCGTCGCGTCGCCAACGGCCCCGCCCGCGGGCCGTGCTATTCGAGCCCGACGTCGCCGACGGTCTCGATCGGCTCGTCGTCCTCGATCCTGTGGTGGACCACCAGAAGCCGGTCCCCGGGTCGTGCCGCGTCGACCCGGGCCAGGCCCTCGTCGCAGGCCCAGCAGCCGGCGTCGTCGCCGTCGCATTGCGTGCAGACCCGATACAGGTCCGGCCCGCACCAGCAGCCGGGGCCGTCGGTGACGTGCCCACGCCCCGCGGTCGGGTAGACGTGGTGGACCGACGGGTCGCCCTCCCGCTCGCTACGCATCTCGGCCATCGGCCCGCCCCCCCCGCCTCAGGTCTTCGGCGCCCGCCGGGCCTTCGCGGCGGGCTTCCCCCGGCCCGGGGCCGCCTCGCGGCGGGACACGTTCGCCTCGCACAGGCCGACGTACATGCGTTCGAGCGCCAGCACGGTCGCCTCGACCTGATGCCGCCAGACGTCCCGGATCGCGTCCGACGCCCGCTCGTCCGGGAAGTGCCTGGAGGCCGCGATGATCGCCAGATCCATCGGGGCCAGGACGACGTGGAACAGCTCGTGGCGGAGCGTCGCCAGCACCTCCTCCGGCGAGTCGAACGCCTCGGGGTCGAGCCGGATGCACGCCCTCAGGTACTCGTCGTACGCCTCGCAGCGCCCGGGCGTCCTGAAGTCGCCGTCGCCCCCCAGCGGGCCGTAGCGGAACGCGATCGTCCAGTGCGAGATCCCCAGCGCGTCCCGCAGCCTCGGCGCGTGCTCCTCGACGAGCTTCCGGACCTCGGACGCGTCCAAGCGGGCCCCTCCTCGGTTTGAGATAAACCTATCGATATTCGATGTAGCAATGGCAGCGCGCCCCGCAGGGCGTGTCGCCGATCGGGGCGACCTGCCAGACGGGCGTCCAGTAGCCCGCCAGGGCCACGCACGGGTCGCAGTGCCGGGCGGCCCCGAGCACGCGCATCGCCTCGCGGTATCCGGCGGCCTTCCTCTCGGCCAGGTCGACGCCCATCGCCACGGACCATGTCGCGTCGGCGTACATCCCGGCCCGAGCCGCGACCCGCCCGTCCATCGGCACGGACCCGGCCGCCACCTGCGCCCGGAACCGCCCCAGGAACCACGCCTGGCGGCCGACCAGCCCCGCCAGCTCCCGGCGCCCCGCCGGCCCGAGCCGGGGCGCGCCGGCGATCGCCAGCGAGGCCGCGGCGGACCGGGCGCGGACGTCGGCCAGCATGGCGCGCCGCCAGGCGTCGAGCGCCACGTCCCCCGCGACCAGCGCCGCCCCCAGCGCCGAGAGCCTGCGCCGCCCCGACGCCGCCAGGGCGCGCGCCGCGGCCCGGCGCTCCCCCGGCCGCGACGACGGCCGGGCGACGCGCGACAGCCCCAGCGCCGCCAGCAGAACCAGGCCCGCCGCCTCCCACGCCGCCGCGTCCTCGCCAGGCCGCGCCCCGGCGGCCCGGCCGGGAGCGCCGACGCTCACGCCACGCCCCCGGCCCCGGCCATGCCGTCGGCCTCGGGGCCGTCGGCGGCGTCGGGCGGCGGGGCCTCGTCGAGCCCGAGCCGGGCGGCGCGGGCCACCGCCGCCTCGGCCTCCGCGTCGCGCTCCCGGACGGCCTCCTCGACCTCCGCCGCGGTGAACCCGGCCCGGCGCATCGCGACCCGCAGCGGCACGCCCCCGGCGGTCAGGGCCGACAGCGCCTTGCCCCGCTGCTCCTCGTCCTGGAGCCGCTCGCGCTCGTCCTGCGCGAAGACCGGGCGCGGCCCGATCGCGTGCGACAGCTCCCCGAGCCGGTACGACTCGGGACGGACCCACTCGTACCCCTCGTACCCCCCGAGGCCGCCCATGCTCAGGGCCATCATCTGCGCCCGCGCCAGCCCCTCGTCGTAGCCGACCCGGCGGCGGACGACCGACGCCTCCGCCTTGCGCCGCGCCTCCCGCCGCGCCTCGCCCGACGCGCCCGCCCCCACGTCGTCCGCCATCAGCTCGGGGTGGTCGCGCTCCAGCCGCGCCAACAACTCGCGCATCAGCGCGACGGCGTCCGCGACGCTCATCGGCGCCACCAGCATGTGGGGCTTCCCCTCGCCCCCCAGGATGGGGAACGCGTGCTCGCCCTCGCCCGAGGACGCGATGTCCACGTCCTTGACCCGCATCCCCTCGAAGTAGACCGGGGCGCGGGCGATCTTGTAGAGCTGGTCGCAGACCCGCGAGGCCAGGCCGTCGCACTCCATCAGCTTCGGCGCCGAGAAGTGGTACTCGCCGGCCCCCCAGCCCGCCGCGTGCGAGCGGTGGGCGACCCGCACCAGCGGCACGAACCCGTAGGCCATGGACCACTGCGGGCCGACGCGGGGCTGGCCGGTCGCGTACTCCCGCCAGTCGTAGGGCTCGCCGTCGAGGTAGGTCGCGAAGACGACGCTGTCGCCCTGCCGCCACGCCTCCTCGCGGTACGTCACCAGCGGCGCGTCGGCCGCGGCGACGCCGCCGGGCGGGTCCGGGTCGGGCTCGGGGCGCTCGATCACGTAGCCGCGGCAGTTGCCGACCGCGTCCGCCTCGAACTCCCGGACCGTCGCGGGGTGGATGCACTGGAGCTGGACGCGGCCCCGCCAGGGGTCGTCCGCCACCTTCAGGAAGACGTCCCCCAGCACGGCCCCGAGCCGCCCGTACTGCTCGACCAGCCGGGCGACCGCGCTGTCCCGCCAGAGCACGGCCAGCGAGGCGCGCACCCGGTCCGAGGCGCCGGCGACCGGGACGCCGCTGGGGACGTTCTCCCCGTCCCCGGCCGCCGGGTCCGGCGGCGACGCGTACAGGTGCTCGGCCCAGAACTCGCCGATGCGGTAGCCGGGCGCGTAGACGGACCGGATCGAGTCCGCCAGGTCGAAGCGGTCCTTGAGCGAGTCGGCCAGCCCGTGGAGCCGGGCGTAGATGTTCTGCTCGTACAGCCCCCAGGCGACGCGGTATCGCAGCGTCCGCGCGGCGTAGCGGCCCCACGCCTCGCCCCCGTCCACCGGCGGGTCGGTCATCAGGGCGCCGTCGAGCATACCCGCGGCGCCCAGCATCAGCGCGGGCACGGGCACTCGGCTAGTATTCGGCACGCACGAACCCCCCACGGCGCCCCGCCGGCCCGCCCCGCCGCCCGTCCGGGGCGGCGGGCATGCGCGTCCCGCGATACCCGGCCAGCGGGTTCGCCGACGCCCGCAGCCCCTCCTCGCCCGCCACCGGGCCCATCAGGTGCCCCAGCACGTAGCGCAGGGCATCGAGCCGGTGGTAGCGCGACTTCGCCTCGATCTGCTCCGTCGGCTCCCCGTCCTTGCCGAGCTTTCTTGAGTAGTCGCGCAGCTCCTTGCGCAGCCCGGTCAGGTCGTCGAACACGAGCACGCGGCGCCCCTTGAACGCGGCGTAGGCGCGGGAGATCCCGACCTCGACCTCGGCCACGTCGGGCGCGGCGATCGGGAACCCGGCGTCGCCGAACTCGCGGCGCCACTGAGTCTCGGAGGGGGAGCCGCCCACGGCCCGCGCCACCGGCGGCTCGCCCGCCGCCATGCCCTCTGTGTGCTCCGCCGTCGTCCGGTCCCCCTCGAAGTAGACCCGGTAGGCGTAGTACAGCCCCGTCACCGGCTCCATCGCGAGGTAGACGGCCGCCGTGTTGCTGCCCCCGAAGTCGACCCCGACGTACCGCGGCCACGTCCAGGGGACGTCGAAGCGCGGGACGAGGTGCCCGGCCGGGGCCGGCTCGTCGTGGTACGAGTCGTAGATCAGGCCCGCCGGCCGGCTGTAGCGGCCCCGGTATCGCAGGTCGAACCGCCAGGGGGGCATCGACCGCCGGGCCCGATCCCACTCCTCGGCCGGGAACGCCGGGTTGTCCTTCGAGTCGAAGTGGACGACCTCGTAGTCCGGGTCGCCGGCCTTCCAGCGGTCGTGGAACTCCGTCTTGAGCCAGCCGAAGTTGTAGAGCGTGGTCGTGACCAGCACGCGCCCCAGGTTGAGCGAGAGCCGGGACAGGACGGCCCGCCACGTCTCGCCGGTGAACGCGTCCTGGCCCGCCTCGTCGAGCCAGGCCCCCTTGGCCGTGGACGACTCCAGGCCCGAGCCCGCCTCGGCCGACCTCAGGATCACGCGGGCCCACATCGGGTCCGAGGACCGCTGCGCCCGGAACGGCGTGTCGCGGTCCGGCCTCAGCTCGAGGATTCGGTCCCCCGCCCAGTACCGGCCGAGCCCCAGGTGGCCGACGAACAGCTCCAGGAGCGCCGGCAGCATCTTGAGCTTGAACAGGTCGTACGTGGCCGTCACGCCGAGGTAGTCCCCCGGCCCGCGCCCCGGCAGTCCGGGGCCGCCGTAGACCTCCCGGTGGAGCCAGAGCGGGCCGAAGCTGGTCTTCCCGCCCTGCGTCCCGGAGAGCACGCCCACGAACCGGGCCCGGCTCGCCCACGCCGCGTACTGCCCGTGGTGCGGGGCGAACCGCAGCCGCCGCCCGCGCCCCGCCTCGTCCCGATCGACCTTGTAGAGATTCGTCGCCACCGGCGCCCCGCGTCAGCCGCCGTCCGCCGGCGGATCGGCCGGGGGCGGCACCACGACCTCGATGAGCTGCACCGCCCCGCCCTCGTCGGGCGTCGACACGGCCGGCGCGTCGCCGGCGCCGGGCCGGGGCTCGCGGTACTTCTTCGGGTTCGCCCCGCGCAGCAGAAACATCAGCAACGTATCCGAATACTCGGTCACGTCCCCGACGTGCTTGCCGCCCTGGAAGACCGGCCGCGCGACGCCCTTGGTGGCGCGGCGCCTGGCCTCGATCTCCAGCAGGTCCGCCGCGTCCTCCAGCGCCTGGTCCCACGCCGCGGCGAACTTGCCGTCGCGGTATCGCCGCTTGTACGCCGTCGTGCGGTCGATCCCCGCCCGCGTCGTGGCCGCCAGGACGTTCCCGGTCTGCGCCAGGGCGCCCAGGAACTTCGCCCGCCACTCGCGGTACGGCTGGGGCCGCACGCGTCGCCGCGTGGAATCTGTGGACCGGGGCGCGGCCGAATCGCCGCCCACCCCGCCGCGTTCTTCGCTCGTGCTCACCGCCCACCCGGCACGCCCGGCCCGGGGCCCCGGCCGAGACGCCGCGACGGCCGGGGCCGAAAAAAAATCCGGATTCGATCCGGATTCCGCATTGACACCAGCGCTACACGGTGGATATTACCAGTGTAGCACACAGCTACGACACACGAACGAGGACGACCGGAACCGGAGGCAGGACGATGGCGAGCAAGGCGATCAAGGCGGCGGCGAAGGCGACCCACGTGGCCCTGACCCCCGAGCAGCTTGAGGCGTCCTACTGGAACATGGCGGCGCGGGCGCTGGCGAACGGGCTGCTGCGGAGCCTGGACCAGGCGGCGAAGGCGCGGGCGAAGGTCTTGGATGTCGCGGCGGAGGCCGACTCCGGGTTCGTGCTGAAGTCGATCGTGGACGCGACGCTGGAGGCGGCCTCCCGCGGGGCCGCCGCCGGGGCGTACCGCGAGGCGCTGGAGTACGCCAGGGCCCGGGGGTGTGCCGAGGCCGTCCGCGAGGTCCTGTTCGCCCTGGAGGAGCTGGGCGACGTGCGGCACCCGCTCACCCCGGACTCCGCGGCGAAGGTCGCCGAGGCGTTCGCGGCGATCGGGTACGACCCGGCGGCCTGAGCCGCCCGCGGGCCTCGCCGGCCGTCCCGGCGGGGCCCGCCTCCATGCCCGAGGCCCTGGCGCGAGGAACAGAAGGGGGGGTGGTCGATGTTCGAGCGGAGGTCCGGCCCGGGGGCGCAGACGAGGCTGTTCAACCTGCGGCTCAGGGAGGACGAGCGGGAGGCGATCCGGCGCGCGGCGGCGGCGGCCGGGATGTCGGCGGCCGACTACGTCCGCCGGGCCGTCGCCGAGAAGATCGAGGCGGACGGGCGGCGCGGGGGGGCGGGGCCGGGCGTCACGCGCGGGGCGCGGCCAGGCTGAAGAACTCCTGGCGGGCCGAGGCCGACGCGCGGAACGCGCCGCGGACGACGCTCGTCGTCATCAGGCCCGGGGTCCTGGCCCCGCGCATCGTCATGCACAGGTGCTCGCCGCGCGCCAGCACGGCCACGTCGGGGGAGCCGGACAGGGCCGACACCTCGTCCGCGACCCCGGCCGCCAGCCGCTCCTGGACCTGGAGCCGGCGGGCGTGCTTGTGCGCCACGCGGGCCAGCTTGGACAGGCCGAGCAGCCGGCCCCTCGGGATGTACCCGATGGCCACGTCGCACCAGAACGGCAGCAGGTGGTGCTCGCACAGGCTCCACGCGCGCATCCCGGAGACCACGACGAGTTGGTCCGACGCGTCGGACTCGAACGACGTGGCGACGCGGCCGGGGTCGTGCTCCAGGAACTCCCGCCACCAGTCGGCGAACCGCCGCGGGGTGTCCCGCAGCCCCTCGCGGGACGGGTCCTCCCCGACCGCTTCCAGCAGTTCCCTGGCCAGCCGCTCCACCCTGGCGTGGTCCACCCGGCGCGGGCCGCGATCCGCGTCCTCGCTCATCGCTCCCCCAGGAACTTGTGGACCTGGAGCGACAGCCGCCACCCCCTCGCCTTCGCCGCCTCGACGCACAGCGTCGTCGCCTTCTGGCTCCCGCTCACGGGCTGGAGGCAGACCTGGCGCCCCGGCCTCGCCGGGCACGACGCCAGCAGCGCGTCCAGGGCGTCCAGGTCCGCCGGCCGCCCCACGACCATCTTGACCTCGTCGGCCGCCGCCACGGCGCCGGGGAGGACCGCCTTCCCGCCCGGCATGCCGAGCTTCGGCGAGACGCACAGCCAGTCGATCGCGGCCCCCTCGAACCCGGCGGCCGTCCCCGACGTCTCCAGCGCCACGCGGAATCCGGCGGCGCGCAGCGACCCGCAGAGCGGGCCCAGCGGCTGCTCCGCCGGCTCCCCGCCGGTCACGAGCGCCCAGGGGATCGCCGGCCCCGCGGCGCGGGCCGCCGCCGCCAGCTCGTCGGGGGAGGCCCAGGCCCACGCGGGCCCCGTTCCGAGCGCCGCCGCCAGCGTCGGGCGCCGCGACGACTCGGCGGCCTCCCACGTCTCCTTCGTGTCGCACCACGGGCACCCGACCGCGCAGCCCATCAGGCGCACGAGCGCCATCGACTGGCCGGCCATGCACCCCTCGCCCTGGATGCAGGCGTAGACGTCGTTGGCCGCGTACCTCACGCCGGCCCCCTGTACTCGGCCCACGTCTTCTCCGTCTCCGAGACCCGAACCGCGACCACGAACGGGCTGGCCTTCCTCGCCTCCGCGTGGAGGAACCGGGCCAGGTTCTCCGCCGTCGTCCGGCACGGCAGCACGTCGTTGAGGTGCCGGTGGTCCAGGGCCTCGTCCAGGTACGCCTCGAACCCGTCCAGCTCGCGGTAGTCGAGCTGGCAGAACCCGCGGTCGTCCAGGCACGGCGACTCCACCACCACCTCGACGCGGTAGTTGTGCCCGTGGAGCCGGGCGCACGGGTGGCCGGCCGGCAAATGGTCCAGGACGTGGCTCGCGCTGAACGAGAACTGCTTCGTGATCCGGAACAGGGCAACCTCCGCAGGTTCCAATGCGACGACAAGCCGTCGCGGGCGGCGAGGCCCGCGAACATCGCCGATCGACGCCCGCCGCGACGCGTCAGGACAACCGGCTGGCGTAGACGAACGGAATCCCGCTGTAGGAGAGCATCACCAGGTACGGCATGGCGAAGTACGGCGTGGACTGATAGTAGGCGACCCCCGGGACGCCGCGAGACCGGCAGCGGCGCCCGATGTTCCGGCCGAGTTCCACCAGGCGGGCGTCGTCGAGTTGGCTCGGGTGGATGTCGTAAGGCGGGACCGGGTCTCCGTCGAAGAAGATCCCGTTGTAGGCGTTCAGGGTCCCGGACGGTATCCCCCGCAACCGGGCATACTCATGGGTCCGCCTCTGAATCCTCCCCAGGTAGATCTCCCGGTGGTCCGCCGGGTCGCGACGCGCCAGCTTCTCGCGGCAGCAATTCGTCGTCAGGACCAGGTCGCGACGACGGATCTCGTCCTCCCCCAGCGGCGACCTAACCTCGACCCCGCGATCGGCCAACACCAGGAACGGGTTCCCCTTCCCGGCGACTTCACCACGCCTCAGCGGACGCACGCGGACGCTCCTCGCGTTGGCCGTTCACGCCGCCTCGGCGACGTCATAGCGGGTGGGGTCCGGGACGCCGGCCAACTCGAACGCCTCGCGACGCTCGACACAGGTGCCGCACCGCCCGCAGTGTGCGTCCCCGCCCTTGTAGCAGCTCCAGGTCTCGGCCCAGGGGACGCCCAGCCGGGCCCCGAGCGCGGCGATCCCGGCCTTCGTCTCGCCGATGAACGGCCGCAGGACCCTCACCGGGGACCAGTCGCAGAGCGACAACGCCCGGTCCATCGCGTCGGCGAACTCGGGCCGGCAGTCCGGGTAGATCGCGTGGTCCCCGGCGTGGGCCCCGATCGCGACCGCCTCGGCGCCCCGGGAGATCGCCCACCCCGCCGCCACGGCCAGGAGGATCATGTTCCGGTTCGGCACCACCGTCGCCTTCATCGATTCCGCCGCGTAGTGGCCCTCGGGGACCGGCACGGCCGGGTCCGTCAGGCTCGACCCGCCCAGCAGCGGCGCCAGCGCCCTCAGGTCCGCGACCCGGTGCGGGACGCCCAGCCTCGCCGCGCAGGCGGCGGCGCACGCCAGCTCCCTGGCGTGCCGCTGGCCATAGTCGACCGACAGCAGCGCCAGGTCGTGCCCCTCCGCGCGCAGGGAGTGGGCCAGCGTCACGGAGTCCATGCCGCCCGACACGACCGCGACCACCTTCATTCGCGCACCCCCCTTGGTCCCTCGGATCGGCGACCGCCCGTCATCCGAGGCAGCCCTGCCTCCCGCTCTCCTTCACCGCCAGACGGACTGCGGGCGATGGCGGAGGCGACCCGGGCGCCCGAGGCGCTGCCGGCGTCAACGGCGAGCCCGATGTCCGGACCGGTCCGGCCAGGCCAGACCGCGCGATCTGGGCGTCGCCGCCGGCCTGGGCGGCCAGCCGGACGGCGGGGGCCGACGCGGGGCCGGCCGCGTCGAGTTCCGCCATCTGCCGCCGCCACCGGGCGCGCGCCTGACGCTCCAGGGCCAGGTAGAACTCCACCTCGGCACGCAGGTTCTGGCCGCCGCCCCGCACGCTCATGCTGCCGAAGGAAGCCCACCGGCCGAACTTGCACGGGCCGATCTCCCAGTTCGTCGCGTCCACGGAGTGCCAGGGGAGGGCCATGATCGACTTCCGAGACCCGAACCCGAACCCGTGGACCTTCTTCGGCCAGACCCTGGCGAAGCAGTTGGCGGCGAACTCGTCCTTCTTGCGGTAGCCGACGCAGCCCCCGAGGGCGATCTTCGGATAATCCTTCGCGAGCCCGACCAGGACGGACTCGGGGCTCCCGACGTGGAAGCACGGGATCGCCGGCACCCCCCGGCGCCACATCTCCTCCGCGTTCCGGACCGACGCCCGCCAGTCCCCGATCACGTCCAGCGCGAACACCTCGGCCAACGTCGGGTCCTCGTCCATCAGCCGTTTGCACGTGTCGATGTAATCGTCGAGCCGGATTTCGGCCCCGCTGTTGTGGGCCGAGAACGCGCCCGAGTCCAGCGCCCAGTCGCGATACCTGTAGCGCGCCCGGTTCTTCAGGAACGGGCCGAGGTACGCGTACGAGACGAGCAGCGCGGGCGCGTCCGCATGCTCCAGCCCCTTGTCCACGGCCCGCCCCTCGCCGGCAATGCCCCCGCGGGCATGGCCAGCCGCACCGCGGGCGAGGCGGATGTCTCGGACGCCTCGGACAACGTGCGGTCCCCCTCGCGGTGGTATGCCAGGCGTACCGCCGGCGCGGCCAGGGCCCGCGCGGTCGCCGCGTTGGGGTTCAGGCCGACCGCGAGCCGGACCGTCGTCCCGTCGCATGGCCCCGTCGCGCTCGGCCCCATGCATTCAGCCCTCGCCGCGGGCGGCCAGGTACGCCCGGCAGATTTCGACCAGGCCCGACGCCACCGAATCGTCGGCCGCGTCCCCGCGCGCCGCCGCGACGGCCCTGCGGAGCACGTCCGCGTCGTCGGCCGGAACCTCCAGGACGAACCGCACCTTCCCGCCGGCGACGGGCTCCCCGGCGTCGCGGGCCTCGGGCCCGCCCGGGAGCGGGCCGGGCTCGGGCGGCGTCCACGTCGCGGCCAGCAGCGGCTCCAGCTCGTAGTCTGCCCACCCCAGGTCGTCGATTGCGTGGCCGCCGTCCCGCATCGCCCTGAGCACGTCGGACAACGCCTCGAAGTCCCACTCGGCGTGCTGGGCGGTCCGGTTGGCCGCCAGCGCGTAGGCCGACAGCTCCACCCCGTCCAGGTCGCTCGGGATCGCCGCGACGTGCGTCCAGCCCAGCCGCTCGGCCGCGGCGTGGAGCTGGCCGTTGCCGTCCCGCACGGTCATGTCGGGCCCGCAGACCAGCGGCTTCTGCTGCCCGAACCGGGCGTAGCTCGCCGCGATGGCCGCGACCGACCGCTCCGGGTGCGTGTTGACGTTGGCGGGGTCCTCGTGGAGCGACGCCACGGGGACCAGCAGCGGGACCAGGCGCGGGTTGCCGCGCCAGACCGCGCCCTCGGGCAACGCCGGGGCGTCGGCACCGTGGCCCGGCTCGGGTCGGGGCCTCGCCACGGCTCAGCCCCCCCCCGCCGCGTCGCGGATCGCCCGCTCCGCGGCGCCCAGCGGGGCGCCCGGCAGGCTCGGGTCGTCGCGGATCGCCCGCGCGTCGGCCGCGGCGAACGTCGCCTGGGTGGCCGCGGCGTGGGCCTCGGCCGCCGCCGTCGCCGCGTTCTGGCCGATCCCCAGCATCGCCAGCGCCGCCGCCAGCATCGCCCAGGCCGCCTCGTACTGCCCCTGCGTCGCGTGGTAGACCGCGCCGGCCAGCACGCCGACCAGCCCGACCCACGTCGCCGCGTCCTTCGGCCACCTCAAATTCATAAGCATTCTCCGATCCTCGCGTGGGCCGCGGTTCTCGCGGTCCCCGTGCCTCACCTCGGGATGCGTCGCGCCTCTCGGCGTGGTGTCGATCGCGATGCGTGGCGTCGCGCGACGCGGCCTCGTCCGTGGGGGGGGGCTTCGCCTTCAAGATTGTGAACGGGTCGCGGGGGAGGGCGCTAGACGCCCTTCGAGAGCACCCCGACGGGGGAGGCGAGGACGACGACGCTGGCGCGGGCCGCGGCGACGTCCGCGGCGGACAGGCCGGCGACGGGGCCGCGGTACGGCCCCATGATCGGCGCGGCGCCGTGGTCCAGGCCCGCGACGGCGTGCCCCAGCTCGTGGAGCATCACGGTATACAGGTCGACCGAGCCCCAGTCCTGCGCCACGTTGATCGTGATGTCGGAGCCCTCGGGGCAGGGGCACGGGTAGTACGCCCAGGCCGCGACGTTCGTCCCCGGGACGATCGACCCGCCCACCCGGATCGTCGACCCGAGCGGGCCCGAGTCGGGCACGTAGGCGATCGCGACCCCCAGCGCCCTGGACCATTCCGCCATCGCGCGCCGGACCTTGGCCTCCCAGGCCGGGTCCTTCGCGGCCATCGCGGAGCGGAGCACGCTCGGCCCCCCGACGACCGCCGTCCCGTCGGGGACGATCGACCACGTCAGGTATCCCGGCACCACGACGGCCGCGGCGTCGCGGTGCTCCAGGGCCTCGACGGCGGGGACGGCGCGGCGGCGGGCGCTCAACGGCCGCCCCCGCCGCGACGGCGGGCCTCGGCCGCGGCGACGACGACGCCCGACGCGCCGTAGCACGCGGCGACGAACAGGGCGAGCAGGGCCAGTTCCGCCCAGATCCCTCGCGCCATCAGAAGAACCCCCGGCGGTTGAGTTCGTCGCGGGCGTAGGCCGCGAGCAGGGCCAGCGCCAGGGCGACGGCCATCAGCCCGATCGCGAACCGGAGCATCACGCCCCCCTTCCCTCCGCGTCTCGGCCGGCGCCGCGGGGTCACGGGCGCAGCGACCGGGACAGCTTCCTCAGCGCCTCGGAGCGCGAGTCGCCGAACTCGACCATGACCTCTCCGGGCTCGTCCTCGGGGTCCTCGGCCGTCGTCGGCGCGTCGCGTCGCGCCCAGGCCGCGAAGCCCGAGGCGGTCGGCGCCGTGGCGAGGTGCCAGGCCCCGCGCCGCATCCGGATCACCCCGCCGCGCGGGGCGCGCGCGGGCCGGCGACGGCCCGGGGGCGCGGGGCGCTCGGCCGGCGGCAGGCCGGCCAGCGCGAGCTGACGGCCCAGGGCGTCCTCGCGCCCGGTGACGTGGCAGACCGGGCAGACGCGCGAGCTGCCGGCCGGGAACGGGGCCGGGGCGTCGCCCCGCCGGCAGCCGTCGCACAGCGCCAGCGTCGCGTCCGACTCGTCCACGACCAGCTCGGGGTAGGACCGCCGGACGAAGATCTCGAAGTTCAGCGACGAGCCCCGCCAGTCGGAGCGGGCCAGGGGGTACGCGAAGGGGTCGCGGCTGCCCCGGGCCCGCAGCCGACGCCCGGCGGCCTCCAGCTCGGCCAGGAACCGGCCCCAGGAGGGCGCGGAGGCGGTCACGAGGGCCACCCGTCGCCGGCGTCGTCGGCCGCCGCCCCGACCTCGGCCAGCAGCGCCGCCAGCGCCCCGCCCTGGACGCCCGAGAGCGCCGAGCGGGCCGGCCGGAGCCGGTCGTTCCGGCCCTGCCTCGACGACGGCCACGGCGCGGACAGGACCAGCTCCGCGTCGGCCGGGCTCAGGCCCGAGTCGTCCACGAGCAGGAGGTAGATCAGGTCCCTGATCCGGGCCGCCCGGACGCCGTCAAGCGTCCGCCGGCGCCGGCGCAACGCCGCCGAGCCCCCGGGCGGGATCGCCGCGCCGGCCGCCTCCCCGCCGCCCCAGCCGAGTGCCATCGCCATCGCGGTCCATACCTGTAATGGGCCATCGGAAAGCGTCTCCTCGCCGGGTCCGGCGTCCTTCGCCGCCGATCACGTTATCACGAAATAATCTAGGATTTCAACTAGATCCCGGATTTTCTCCGACATCGGAAGCCGCCCCGGGGACCGCGTGCGCGGCCGGGACGACGACGCGGAACCGGACGGGCCCGCCATCGCCCTCGCCCGCGTCCCCGCCCCGCCCCGGGCCCTCGGGCGCGAGCCCGAGCCGTGCCGCGTGCCAGGCCGCGGACGCCGCCGAGAGCGCGACGGCGGCGCCCGGCCCGCCGGCCAGCCGGGCGGCCTCGCACGCCAGGTCGGCGACCAGCCGGGCCAGCCCGCGCGGCTCCGCCCACGCCGCGGGCGTGCCCGGGGCCACGGCCCCCGGCCGCGACGCGGCGGCCGCCAGGCGCGCGTTCGAGGACGCCAGCCGCAGCAGCGCCCCCGGCGGGGACGCGGCCGGCTCCGGCGGGCCCGCACCCGCCGTCGCCGCGTCGGCCAGCCGGGACGCCGCCTCGGGGGCGGACGCCAGCGCCCGCGACGCCCGCGACGAGGCCCCTCGCGCCAGGGACAGGGACGCCGACGCCGCGGCCGACGCCAGCGCGTGCGCGGCGTTGAGCAGGTCGTGAGACAGGGCGGAGAGCAGCCGCCCGTACGCGACGGGCGGGGGGACGGGTTCCGGGTCGGGCACGGGTCCGGGCACGGCGCACCCCCGGCGGCCAGGCCGCCTCAGGTCGGGGACAGGGACGAGGGCACGCGCTCGCCGCGGAGCGACGGGATCAGCCACTCGTCGAAGTGGACGGGCTTGCGGAAGACCGCGAACGGCTGGAGCGCCAGGACGGGGCCGAGCTGGGACGGGTCGCGGCCGGTCGTCACCACCACCCGGGCCGGCGACCCCAGATCGCGGACGTGCCGCAGCACCTCGACCCCGTCCCCGTCCGGGAGCGACAGGTCGAGCAGGACCGCCTCGAACGGCTCCACCTCCAGGAGCGTCCGCGCCTCCTCGACCGAGCCGCAGGTGAGGACCGCGTACCCGACCCGCTCGAGCATCAGCGCCAGCGACTCCCGCGCCCGCGCCTCGTCCTCGACCACGAGCACGCGGGCCCCGGCGACGCAATCCTGGGCGGCCGAGGGGTCCTGGGGCGCGACGGCGGCCGAGCCGGGGATGATCCGCTCCGTCGTCGCGAGCAGCGCGTGGGCGAGGCGCAGGTTGCGCTCGTTGAGCCGCACGGACTGCTCGGCGAGGCGCGCCAGGCGGTCGACCAGCGTCGTCTCGGACCGCTGCTGCTCCTCGATCTTGGCCAGCAGCGCCGCGTTCTGGGCCTCCAGGTGCCGGACGCGAAGCTCCAGGTCCTTCGTGCGGAGCCAGGGCTGGAAGAACGTCGTCCCGATCGCCGTGATGGCGGCCGTGACGACCGAGATCAGGACGGCGGCCCCGACCGAGCCGGCCTGGGGCAGCCCCTCGCCGCCGGCCTGCGCCAGGACGAAGCTCGACAGCCCGAGCCCGGCCCCCGCCGCGAGCCCCACTTCCGCGACCTTGACGACCATCGAGTCCGCCCCCAATCGTCGCGCGGGCCGGGCCCGCGCCGTCGGCGTCGCCGACGCGGGCGACGCGGGAATCCCGACCGAGACCGCCGAATGCGCCGCGAGGGACATGATACCCTCCATCCGGGTTTGATAGCGATCAGTAATAATCGAGTCACGCCAGGAAAGGCGACGTCGCCGCCGTCACGGGCACGCGCCCGGGACGGCCAGGGCCGGGGGGAGGGGGCGGGGCGCGGGGGGCGGGCGCGGGGGCGTGGACGGGGGGGATTGCGGCGACGCCAGCGCCCGGAGCCGGCCGGGCGGCGGGCCGGGCTCGGCACGCGGGAGGCGCGGGGAGGGGGAGGGGGAGGGGGAGGGGGAGGGAGGACGGGGAGGGGGCGGCTCGCGGCGCGGGGGGGCCGGCGTCGCCAGGGACGGCGGGAGCGGGGAGGGGGCGAAGCCGGGGGCCTCGGGCGTGGGCGCGGCCGGGGCCGGGGGCCGGGAGGGGGGCCCGGACCAGTCCACGCCGCGCCAGGCCGGGGACTGCGTCGCCAGCAACGCCGCCAGGAGGATCGCCAACGGGATCGAGCCTCACGCCCCCGACCAGTCCACGCCGCGCCAGCGGGCCGGGAGCGGCCGGCGCTCGAAGCCCGGCCCGGCCCGGTGCCCCCACGAGTCGTTCCACCCCAAAATCTTCTGCACGACCGATTCCCGGGCCCGGAAGCAGAAGCCGGGCAGGTGGAACGGCCGGGGGCCCCGCGGGTTGTTCGGCCCCCACGACTGCGCCACCACGAAGCTCGGGACGCCGTCGGAGCAGATGTACCCGACGAGCGCCATCTGGTGCATCCAGCGGCCGCGCTCCTCGCAGATCCCCCGCTCGTCGCGGGGCGTCTCGAACCCGACCCCCGACGCGATCGTGATCAGGCCCCGGTTCGCGATCCAGGCCCGCGCCTCCGCCGTCGTCTTGATCTGGACGGGGTCGGCCAGCCTGTACGGGGCCGCCTTCTCGCGCAGCGCCTCCGTCGCGCCCCTCGGGTCGTTCGCCCACCTCAGGAGCCGGCCCCGGTCCTCCTCGTAGGGCGGGCCCGTCTCGCGATACCCGACCCGCCCGATCGTCGCGGCGCTCCGCGCCGTGGCGTGGCCGGTGCAGCCCTGGTCGCCGCGCATCCCGGCTGTGAGCAGCGAGAATGCATACGTCGCCTCGCAGCTTGTCCGGTACGGCACCGCCTCGTCCGACTCCCCCTCGTCCCGCGTCACGGCGTCGACGCACTGGAGCAGGTCCATAACGGCCTGGTCGCCGCGGCTCGTGCAGTTGTTCCCGACCTGCGCGACGTACGGCGGCTCGACGCCCTTCGGCTTCCAGGTCGAGCCGTCGCCGTTCCTGATCTCGGCCTCGTACCACGCCAAGTAAGGCATCAGGTCCTGACCCTCCCCGTCCCCGAGCAGGTGCGGGGCGGCGCGGGCCAGCGTCCCGCCGTGGGGCAGGGACCGGGCGTACCGCTCCGCCCCCTCGGGGTCGTGGACGTAGCCGCCGTCGTACGCGGCCGATCCCCCGGTGCTCATGGCGTGGCCCTCGGGTGCGGCGTGGGTGCGGCGGGGGCCGACGCGGGCGCGACGCCGGAGGCGGCCCCGGCCGCGGCGTCGGCGGCGCCGTCCGCGACCCGCCCCAGGTACGCGGCGTAGCCCTCACGGTGGGCCGGCCCGCCCTCGACGCCCCCGGTCGGGATCGCCGCCTCCAGGGGCCCGAGCCGGAGCCGGTGCGACTCGGCCCGGTCCGACGCCCACGCCTTCGCCAGCGCCGCCGCCGCCGCGTCGGGCGTCGCGGACCCGGCCCGGATCGATGCCGACGCCTCCCGGAGCCGGCGCGCGTAGGCGTCCAGCCACTCCGAGGCCATCGCGCGGGCCTGCGCCCGCGGGTCCGACGGGTCCACCGGGGCCGGGGCGGGGTTGGGCTCGGGCCCGGGGCCGGGTCGGACGTCGCCGCAGCCCAGCCGGGGTGCCGCCAGGGCCAGCGCGCCCGCCAGCGCCGCGACGGCGGCGTAGCCGGCGACGCGCCCCAGGGCACGCCCCCAGCCGGGCGACGGGGGCGGGGACGGGGGCGGGGAGTACGGCGGACGGGGGCCGGACCCCCGGCCGGGGACCTCCGTCTGCGGCGGCATCGGCTACCTCCCGCCCGTCGCGTCGGGGGCCTCGAACGGGACGGGCTGGACCTCGGCGGCCAGGCCGGTCGCCGGGTCGAGCATCCAGACCGTCGGGGGGCTCGCCGCGGGCGAGTACAGCCGGTCCGGCCGCATCGCGCGCCCGAGCGCCGCCCGCGCGGCGTAGCCGGCCCGGATCTTGTCCAGGGCCCGCGCGTCCAGGGTCGCCTCCGCGGACTCCCCGTCCCGGATCGCCTTGACCAGCGCCCTCGCCTCGTCAGGCGTCATCGCTCAATGCCTCCCGGACGGGCCAGGTGAAGAAGTCCGCCCGGACCGGCTCCGGGGCCAGCAGGCGTTCGGCCGCGACCAGCATGGGGCGCGTCATGGGGTCGGCCCGGTATTCCGCGACCCGGGCCAGCAGCGCGTCGAGCGCCGCCCCCAGCGACTCGCCGGGCGGGTACGGGGCGGCCGTCGCCGCGACCCAGGTCGCGGCGACGGCGGGGCCGGCGAGGACTGCCCGCAGCAGCGCCAGGACGGAACGGATCAGCCGGGCGTGCGGGAACGCGAACGCGGCCAGCAGCAGCTCGACCGCGATCCGGATCAGGATCGCCATCACGTGCCGGGTCGTCAGGACTCGCCAGGCGGGCCAGGCCGCGGCCCACGCGACCGCCCCGGCACGCCCCCGGATCTCCGGGGCCGCCAGCCGGGCCGCGTCGCAGGCGGGGCCGGCGAGCAGCCGCGCGATCCCCTCCGGCGTCAGGTCCCCGGGCTCCAGCGTCGCCGCCAGCCGACGCCCCGCCTCGACCGGCCCCCCGCCCGCACGCGCGGGCCCGCGAACGTCGCCCATCGGTGGAAGATCCCCGTTTGATACCTATCCGACCTCAAGATCGGTTGGAAACGAGGGTATCACGCGGGGGGCGGGGCCGCATAGGGGGGACGGGGCGGAATCGGGAGGGGGGGGGTGCGGAAGGACGGGTCAGGCCGGCCCGGCGGCCACGCTCGGGAACTCGCGCACCCGCAGGTCCCCGGGCCACTCGTCGGGGTCGCCCCCCTTGGTGTCGGACGACTTGTAGTACGTGTGGTCGTCGTACCGCGTGCCCCGGGTCGCGTCGAAGAAGATTCGCGCCCCGAGCTGCTTGACGAAGCACGCCACCCCGGCGGCGCGGCAATGGTCGAGCACGTCCCTGATCCAGTAGAGGTTGCACGGCCGGGCCGCGGGGCCGCTCTCGCCGCCGACGATCACCCAGCGGATCGTGTCTTGCCCGAGCCAGGGGGAGAGGTCCACCGGGCCCAGCAGCGGCTCGACGGACAGGAACCGGATCGCGGCCGGGATCGCGATGAGCGCCGGGATGCGGACGTCGGCGCGGGACTGGTCCTCGACGGACGCGCCGATCCAGGCGTTGGGAAGGGGGTAGTGCGCCGGCAGGTGCCACTCCCCCGTGATCTCCCGCATGCGGGCGTAATAGCCCTCGGGCCGCTTGGTCAGCAGCAGCCAGTCGAGGTTCGGCGTGGCCTCGACCAGCTCCAGCAGCCGGGCCCTGGGCGCGACCAGGTCCTCGCGATCCTCGAGCCAGTCGGATTGCGAGGCGCAGAACACGCGGCGGCGTTCCCCGGCGGCCAGGGCCTCGCGGTCCCACGCGGGCGGCTTCCGCCAGTTGGCGTCGGACGTCACCCGCCGCGAGGCGAGCCGGCCCCACAGCTCCTCGCCCTGCGCGCGGGCGACGCGGGCCGGCGTGTCGACGGCGGCGTAGCAGTTGGCGCACCCCGGCGACACCTTCGCGCAGCCGATCCACGGGTTGAACGTGTGGTCGCACCACTGGATCTTGGTCTGTTCACCCATTCGGGACCTCCCGTTTGTCGTCCGGCATCAGGTGCCCGCACGGCACCACCACGAGCCCGACACCCTCGACGATCACCCCGTGGTTCCGGGGCCTGCCGCGGCCGACGATCGCGACGACGCCCCGCCGGCCGTGGAGCGGGGCGCCGCGCCGGCGGTAGCGGAGCACCACGCGACGGCCGGGCCTGGGGTTGGCGATCACGATGCGGGCTCCCGCTCGGCCCACCCGCGGCGGACGGCCCAGCGGTAGGCGACGTTGAACCAATCGCTGCACCCGCCGCCGCTAATCGCTCTCAGGGCATACGAGACGTCCTCCTGCCATTCGAGCGACCGGCCCCCCTCCCTCCCGCGCTCCTGAAACGCGACGACGTGCGGCTGCTGGTGGAGCGTGCCGCACGGCAGGTCGGGCCCGCCGTGGGCGTTGACCGCCGTCGCCACGTCGATCGGGCCGGACGTGTTGTTGCCGCCGAAAGCCACGGGTACGACCGGGTGCATCCCGCTCGACGCCCCGCCGTTGCTGGCCGGGAGCGTGCAGGCTACGAGCGTTTTCGATCCCCCTCCAATGTCGCCTCCCTCTGCCCTGAGTGTCCCGCATCCCTCGCGATAGCCTCCAATACCGCTCGGAGTAAACGCGGCAGCGACTTCCCCCGGTTTCCGGAGCGGCGGAGAATGCCCGTGCAGGCTTTCGCGGTCAAAAAGTACCGCGGCGGGATATCGCCAGTCTCCAAGACATCCAACAACGAACACACGCCGTCGTCGCTGAGGGACAGCCCGTCCAAACCCGTCCACTCGCACGTACTGAGCGTCCAGCACTCGGTAGGCGAACCCATACCCGAGTTCGACCAGGCCCCCGAGGAAGGAACCAAGGTCCCGTCCTCCGCCCGATGACAGGACTCCAAAGACGTTTTCCCATACCACCCAACGGGGGCGGAGGCGGCCAGCCAGTCGAAGAAATGCGATCGCCAGGTTGCCACGGTCGTCAGCCAGTCCCTTGCGGAGTCCGGCGACGCTGAAGGACTGGCAAGGGGTTCCCCCCACGAGAACGTCGATTGGTCCGGCGTCCGCCCCGATCGTCGTGAAGTCGCCAAGATTTTGGACTCCAGGGAACCGCTCCGCCAGCACGGCCGACGGGAACGGGTCGATCTCCGCGAACCACGCGGGCTTCCACCCGAGCGGCCCCCACGCCGCCGATGCCGCCTCGATCCCGGAGCAGACCGAGCCGTAGATCATGCCCCCTCCCCCCTCTCCACCAAACACACCCACGCCCACGGGTCGGACGACCACGGGTGGCGTGGGTTCTCGCGGTCCCAGGCCGCCGCGAGGAACCCCAGCCCAGCGACGAACGGGGCCGACGGGTCGCGACGCCTCGTCGCCTGGATCGCCGCACGCTCCGCGTTGTCGCAGGTGCGGCCGTCGAGCGTGCCGGCCCACTCGCAGGCCCCCGACGACGCGACGTCCCCCTCCGACAGCGACGACACGCGGACGACGCGGCAGGACGTATGGGTCAGGTCGGGGAAGCGGGACAGGTGGCGGGATATGTGCGTCGCGGGTCGCCAGCGGTCGACCGCCTCTCCGATCAGGAATGGCGACGGGTCGTCGGCGCGATAGAGGACGCGGAATCCCTCCCCGGAATCGACGAGATCGGAACATTCCCGCTCGTCGAGCGGTACAGCAAATCCCCACGCCTCCCGCCCCCACAGCCGCGAGCCGGGCGGGCCGAGGGGGGACATAAGCCTGTGGTCCACGCTGGTAGGCGTCGGAGGGCAAAAACCGACCCCGCCAGGACGAGCCGGGTCGTTGAACAGGCACAACGCCGCGTCGCCGGCCCCACTGATCTCGTACCTACAACCGGCCGGCGGCTGGGGCTCCACCGGCCGCAGCACGAGCACGGAGCCCGCCTTCGCCAGCCGGCGGGCCTCGCGGGGGCGGAGGTTGAGGGGGCGGGGGTCAGAATTTCGGCCATTCCCCAACGAAGGCTCCTTTCTCGTGCTTGGCCCAGCACGACTCGCACGCCGGGATTCCTCCCCACTCCCCCTCGTAGTCGTTCGCGACGATCGTCCCGTCCTCGGAACAGATTGGTAGGCCCCACTTCGACGGGGTGTCTTCCCCGCACATCGAGCAGGTAGCCCACCGTTCATTCAGGTCGATGATTTTGATGCGTCTGCGATCGTCTCCCATAAATGCTCCTCATCCCCGTCCAGTCGCGTGGCGGTTCCGCATCCATCCGGGTCGATCACGGCACGATCGACCCACGCGACCATCCCGAAGTCCCTCCCGATCGCGTCGAGGAAATCCCGGTAGCGGCCGGCATCCGTGAACAGATAGACCACGCCGCGATGCGTCACGACGCCGACGACGCGGTCGAGGCGGGGGTCGGTCATGGGCGGGCCTCCCTGGCCATCTTGAATTCCATCCACGCCAGCCGATCCTCGAACGTTTCCCCGGGCCGGGCTGTGCTCTCGAAACCGCGACGGAGGAAGTCCCGGGCCCGCTCGTCCCCACGGATCGCGGCCGTCCAGAACAGGCGGGACATCCAGGCGGCGAAGCGGCGTGACTCACGTTCGCTCGCGGTTCTGTCGATGCGGGCGAACGCCCGGCCGATCTGGTGTTGCGTGTAGGCCGGCTCGCGGGACGTGCCGACGGCCTTGATGATCTTCCTGGCGATCCTGAGTTTCACGGGCGTAGCTCCCTTAGGACTCCCCCTCGTCGACCCCAGGGGGCGGCTCGCGCCGCGGCCCCTCCCACCACCGCGGCGCCGCGGGGCCGATCCCGCGCGGGGTGACGCGGCGAACGTCCCACCCGCGGCCGTCCGCGAACGCCAGGAAGAAATCGATGAATTTGTATTTGTCGGCCGCGACCTTGACCTTCACCGCGGCGTCGTCGCGCAGGAACCCCTTGATCTCGACCGCCGCCAGCGAGCCGTCGGCCCGGACGGCGAGGAAGTCGGGCGTGTAGAACGTCCGCCCCGCCAGGCGGAGCTTCGCGGGCTCGAACCAGTATTCGCGGATCTCGCCGCCGGCCCGGAGCGCCGCCAGCGCCGCGTCGAACCTGGCCTCGGTCCTGTTCTGGCCGAGGGCGTTCGTCGCGCGACGCTGCGGCCCGGCGGGGGCCGGCGCGGCGGCGGGCTCGGGCGGCGGGCCCCCGGCGCGGGGGGGGCCGCCGCCGGGGTGGGCGGGGTGGAGGTGGGCGATGCCGGCCCGCGCGGCGTCCTCGTAGCTCATGCCCATCGGTCGCCCCCCTCCCCGACGCCGCCGAGGATCGCCCCGAGCGGGACGCCGGCCGCGTTCAGGACGAGCCGGCACGCCTCCCCGAAGTCGTCGGTGTAAGCCGTCGCGCCGCCAGGCAGGTCCGCCCGGTAGCGGTAGCCTGGCGCGTAGTCGTCTCGCGCCGGCATCCGGATGTATGCCGCCACGACCCGCGCCAGGCATTCCCGGTGGTATGCGCCGGGCCCGGCAGAACGTCCGTCCATCGCCACCCCTCCCGATCGTGCCCGTCCAGTCCGGCCCCCCCCGCGAGGGGGGGCATGCGGGGGCCGCGGAGTCGAACCGCGGGCCGGCGAGCCGGTTTCCCCACCCCCGCACGTCGGGCCGTCAACCCGACCGTCGCATGACCACCTCCTTTCGCGTCGATCCCCGACGATGGCGACCCAGAATGCTTCCGATCACGTCCTGGGCGGGAGGCGGCGCCCGGAAAGTTCCGCCTTCAAGGGAGGGGAGCCCCCCCATATGGGTGGGGCATCGGGGCGGAGCGCGAATCCTCGTAAAGGCGTGCATGAAACCCTCGGATTGCCTGGCACCTTCTCGCCCGAAGGGGGGGGTGCCCACGCCCCCAGGGGACGCCGGGGGAGTCGAACCCCCGCGGCGCTCGCGCGCCACGCGCCCGCGACGCCCCGCGCAGGGTGGTCGGCCTCTGAGATCGCGCCCGTCACGGCGTGCCCTCCCCGGGGGCCTGGCCGCGGCGGAGTTCCGCGGCCAGGGCGACGGCGAAGACGCCCTCGGGGCCGGAATACAGCGCCGCCAGCGCCGACGCGTCGGCCTCGGCACGCGGGCCGTCCAGGAGCAGCAGCGCGTCCGCGTTGTCGGCCGCGATCACGAGCCGGCCGCCGCCCAGGAACGCCATCGAAGGGCCCGTCAGGTACTCCTCGCGGCCCCCGGACGAGACCCGCAGGCCCAGGGCCCCCCCGGACACGCGGACGGCCCCCGCGCCGTCCCCGTTGCCATCATCTTCTTCGCCCTCATCTCCTTCGTCGCCGCCCGCGCCGCGTGGCCGGTGCACGGGCCGCGGGCGGGACATCCAGGACTCAAGCGCCACCGCCGCCAGGGTCGGCGCGGCCAGCGACAGGACGATCGTCAGGAACGTGGCCATCGCGTCGAATCCTCCGAGACCGGGAACAGGCAGGTCATGCCCCATCAGATGCCGGCCGCCGCGGACCACGCCGGGTGCTGGTTCGCCTTCTTCCAGAACCCGTGCTCGTCGCCGCGCATCAACATGAGGTGGGCGATCACGTCGTCCGTCGGGACCATCGCCCCGGCGTACGTGCCCTCGTAGTAGCCGATCGGGTGCAGGCAGAGCGCCGCCAGGACGCGGACGCCGCCGCCATTCCCGGAGAGCGCCACCGTCGGCCGCAGCTTGCGGAACAGGTACTTGACCCCGGACCGCCTCGACGTCTCCAGGAACGACCCGGTGAGCAGGTAGGACCGCATCGCGGCCGGCGACACCAGCCCCGACAGGGTCTCGACCGCCCGCGCCTCGGCCGCCACGTCCCAGGCCATCGACGCCCCGATCGTCAGCAGGGCCGGCCGGAGCCGGTCCTCCAGCAGCGGCAGCGTCAGGTGGTACACGGGCGCCGACGGCCCGTCCTGGCAGACGAGGACCCGGACCATCCGCTGCCAGCAGGGGAATTCGTTGCGGACGATCGTCCCCCCTTCGTCGTCGCCGTCTCCGTCGCCGTCCAGGGGGGCGCCGAGGCAGGCCCCGTCCAGGCCGCGGTACGGGTGCCGGGGCTCCATGCGGAGCCGGACCCCCCAGACGGGCAGGGGCGCGCCGGCCCACTCGCCGGACCGGGCGGCGTGCGCCTGGACGGCCGCGGACACGGACTCCCAGGTCATCTCGCCGGTCGCCATCGGGTCAGCCTCCCGCCGTCGGGGCCACGGCCGTCGCGTCCGCGTCGGCCGCCGGGACGAGCACCTTCCTCGGCCGCCCGCGGCGGCGGGCCGGCGCGTCGGGGGGCGGGGCCGGGGCCGACGGCGACGCCGGGGCCGGCGCGGGGTGGCCCGCGTCGCCGGGGACGTCGGTCACGACGTAGGCGCACGCGTCGGGGTCGAACCCGACCGCCTTGCGCAGCTCGCCCCCGACCTCGACGAACAGCACGTAGCCACGCGCCAGCATGTCCCTCACGACGCGCCCGGCCCGTTCGCGCTCGACCGGGTCCGACGGGTCGAACGAGAACCGCAGGTCGCCCGCCCCGACGTTCAGCACGGACAATCCCCCGGGCATCACGGGACCCTCCCCTCGCCCGCCGGGGGGCCGCCCGCGGCCCCCCGGAATTCCCGGGGATGCTCCGCGTCGTACAGGTCCCGGTAGTCCCGAAGGTCGCGGACGATCTCCCCGACGTGGGCGCCGGCGTCGTTCGACTCGCCCTCGGGCAGCTCCCGCCCCTTGCGCAACTCCAGCTCGGCCATGAGATCCCGGTAGTCGTCGTCGTCCAGGACCAGCTCGATCCGATGCAAAGCCATGCTCATCTCCTTCATTTTGCCGATCACCCGCCACGCTCCCGGAGGACCGTCACGACCCGCCGCCGGCCTGGCGGCGGGACGCGGCCGACACGGCCGCGGCGGCGGCCCCGATGCCGCGCGCCAGCGCCTCCCCGACCGGGGTCAGTTCGTAGGTCATGCTCCGCCCCGCGCGACGCCGCTCGACCGCCCGCGCGAACCGCAGCTTGCCCAGCCGCTGCGCGAATTTCATCGGGTCGATCCCCAGGTCCGACAGGCCCCGCGGCCCGGCCAGCAGCGCCGTCAGGAACCCGTGGATCTCCGGGTCCGCCGCGGCCCGGATCAGCTCCAGCGCCGACGCCTCCGCCGGCGGGCCGGCGCCCGCGGCGGCCGACGGCCCCGGCGACGCCTTCTGCTCGTGCACCTTGACCACGCCACACCTCCCCTCTCTCCACCGATCGCGGATGCCCGCGGGCCGCGGGCCATGCGCGAATAGTACAACGATTCCACGCCAATTTCTATTCGATTTTCTTCTAAATTCCGGTTTGTCACTGGATCGGCATGACCACGTAGCGGTACGAGACGCCGGCCGCCTCGCACCGCAGCTCCGCGGGCGCGGCCGGGCCGGTCGCGCCGAGCCTGGCGGACTCCGCGCCCGCGTCCCGGGCCGCCTTCAGGGCCTCCGCCAGGTAGCGCACGTCAAGGGTCAGGGTCGCCACGTCACCGCCCGCGGCGTCGGCGCCCGCGGCGTCGGCGCCCGCGTCGTCGCCCGCGCCCGCGGCCGGCACCTCCGCGTCGCAACGGCCCGCGTCGGCCGAGTCGGCGGCCAGCTTCGCGCCGCGCGGGCCGAGCCGGATCGCGACGCCGCGCGACTCCTTGACGGCCACGACGGACGCCTGCTCCACGCCGCGCAGGATCTCGCCCGCGTCGAACGTCGCCCAGGCGGTTTGCGATCCCGGGAGGATCTGCCTGTATTGCGGGAACCGGCCCTCCAGGCGCCGGGAGTGGGCCACGCCGCGGGCGCAGCGCAGCGACACCCACGACTCGCCCGACGCCAGGGCCACGTCCTCGTCGTCGTCGAGCCCGGACAGGAGCCGATCGAACAGCCGGACGCCCCGGGACGGCAGCAGCGGCGCCCCGGCGCCGCCCCCCCACGCCCCGGCAGATCCCGGCCCCCACGGCGTCCGCGGCGGCGTCAGCGCCGCCAGCGCCAGGCGGCGGCCGTCCGTCGCCACGAGCGTCAGCAGCCCCGGGCCCGGCTCCAGCAGGACCCCGCCCAGCGCGTAGCTCTGGACGTTCGGGTCGGACGCGAACGCCGTCAGCCTCAGCGCGCGGCGCAGGGCCGGCGCGGGGACCTCGACGGCCGAGGACCAGTCGGGCTCGGGGAACGCGGGGAACTCGGCCGGGTCGTTCGCCGCCAGGACGAACCGGCTCCGGCCGGACGAAAGCTCGACGGACCCGCCGCCGGGCGGCGCGGCGACCCGCCCGTCGGAGCCGGGCGGCAGCGACCGCAGCGCCGCGGCGAACCGCTCGGCCGGCAGGAGGACCCGGCCGGGGGCGGGGGCGTCCAGCCCGAGCAGCCGGGCCCGCGACGCCACCTCCAGGTCGGTCGCCGACAGCGAGGCCTCGCCGCCGTCGGCGACCTCCAGCATCACGTCCCTGAGGATCGGCCTGGGGGTCCGAGCCGCCGACGCGGCCGACGCCAGGGCGAACGCCTCCAGCAGCGCGTCCCGGCGGAACCACGCCTCGAACCCCGCCCGGGGCGCCGAGCCGTCGGGGCCCGACGCGATCGACTCGACCTCGCCCGCGCATGCTTCGCTCATCGTAACACCTCGGTTTCTGTTGATGTGACGATCACAGGTATTCTCTGATCCTGATCTGAAGCTCTCGCGACAGCGCGGGAAGGCCCGGCATCGCCGCGCACCACCCCCGCCCCTCGACGCAGACCGCGACGTTCGCCAGCGGCCAGGGCCGCCAGTGGTACTCCCCGGCCGAGAACCCGCGCCCGCGCGGCCTCAGGGCCGCGGACGGGTCGGGCGCCGCCGCGGGCGCCGGGGCGAGGTCGATCGGCGGCGCCCAGGCGCCGGGGCCGGGGCGGGAACAGTTCGGCCTCGAAGGCGGCCGCCGCGTCGTACAGCCACCGCAGCTCGGGCGTCGGCGGCTCGGGGAGCGAGTAGCCTTCCCGGAACGTCCGCTTGTTCCGCTCGAACATGGCCCGCAGCGACCGCCCGTACCGGGCCGCGGCGATGGCCGCGTCCCGCTCGACGGCCGCCAGGTACTCCGACGCCGCGCCCTCGTGCCGGGTCGGGACCAGGAACGAGACCGTCCCGGACGAGGCCATCGCCGCGAACGCCCAGTCCCGCGCCGACGTCCGCAGCCCGGGGGCGAACAGGTCGAACCCGGTCCGGCCGCCGCCGACCGCGTAGACGCCGCGGCGCGACCGGCACGGCAGCGGCTTGCCCACGACCCCGGAGGCGTCGTACGCGGCCTTGATCTCCAGCAGGTCCGCGGCCGGGTTCCAGCGGCGGGGCCCGGCCCGTCCGGCGGCCGTGGCCGCCTTCGCGCGACGACTCACGGGCCCACCCCCTCCCCGGGCGGCGCCGCGGCCACGGCCCCGTCCTCGATCACGACCGCCCCGGGGCCGCCCGGGGGCCCGACCCGCTCCAGCCAGACCTGGTAGTCCCGCTCCTCGGCCCAGCGGCAGACCGCCGCCAGCGACCCGTCGTCGAGCAGCGACCCGTCCCGGATCGCGGCCACGCGCAGGTGCGGGGAGAGCGCCGCCGCCACCTCCAGGCCGACCCGCACCTGCTCCGCCGTGTTGGCCTGCGCCAGCGGCACGCCGCGCAGCAGCACCTCGTCCCCCGCGCAGTCCAGCCCCGGGACGGGCAGCGGCGCGCGCGTGATCAGGTCCTTCTTCTTCTCCCTCAGGGCGTCGATCCGGCCCGCGAGCGCCGCGGCGTGCTCGGCGTTCCCGGCCCGCCGCGCCTCGATGTCGGCCCGCTCCCGCTTGCGGGCGACCTTCGCGGCCGTCGCCTGCGCCTCGCGGAGCCGGCCCCACGCCCCGGCGACGTCCGGGTCCTCCAGGCCCTCGGCCATCGCCGCCGACTCGGACGCGGCGGCCTGGGCGTCCGACACCGCCTCGCAGGCCGATCGTTCCGCGGACTCGGCGCGGGCCAGCAGCTCGCGGAGCCGTTCCGTCTCGGCGCAGGCGGCGCCGTAGGCCCGACGCGACTCCGCCAACCTCCGGGCGTCCTCCCGGGCCGCCGCCCGGACCGCGTCGTTCTCCCCCTTCGCGTCTACGGCGGCCCGGTACTGCGCCGCCAGCTCGGCCGCGTCCGGTGCCTCGTCGGGGACGCCCTCGAACTCGCCCTCGTGGTAGGACGCCAGCGCCCCCTCGTCGGCCCGGACGGCGCGGCCGACCTCGGCCCGCTCCTCGGCCAGCGCCGCGAGTTCGGCGTCGATCTCCGCGAACGCGGCGTCGAGCCCGGCCAGGCGCCGCAGCGTCCTCGCCTGCTCGGCGGGGTCCTGGCGGGCGAACGCCAGGGCGTCGAAGCCGACGGCGCCCAGCATCCGGTCCAGCAGCGCCTGGGGCGCCCGGGGCGCCGAGCCGTCGGGGTGCTCGACGTAGAGCCTGGTGGACCCGTCGGCCGACCAGCGCCGCGTGACCGTCACGTCCCCCAGGTCGAGCCGGACGGACGCCTCGGCCGCCCCGCGGCGGACGGGCATCCCGGGCGACGCCCGCGCCCCGGCCAGCGCGGCGTGGAGCGCGTCCAGCACCGACGACTTGCCGGCCCCGTTGCGGCCGACCACGAACACGACGTGCCGGCCGGGCTCGATCCGGACGTCCTTCAGGCCCTTGAAGTTCACCGCGCGATACGCGAGCACCCTCACGGATTCGTCTCCTTCCCAAACCTCGCCGATCGGCCAGTCGAACCAGGCCGCGACGCGCTTCACCTCCCTACCCATGACCCACCTCCTTCTTCAATCGGGCCGCGCCCGCTCATCGGCGCGCAGCCCGCCCGCTCGGCATCGGGCGGTACGCCTCGCCGTTCCACCGCCGGTCGTCGCGGTCGTCCAGGTCCGGCGGCGCCGACGCGTCGCGGGCGCGGCCCGACGGGGGCGGCGCGCAGCCGTCGCAATACAGCGTCCAGCTCGGCCGCCCGCACCCCAGGCACTCGCCCCTCTGGGGCGCCCGGCGCGCCGCGGCGTGCGAGGCGGCGCCCGCCCTCCCCGGCCTCGCCCGCGACCCGCCCGGCCGGCCGACGCCCCCGGCCACTTCCGCCGCCTTCTCCGCCGCCTTCTCCGCCGCCGTTCCTGCATCCTTCCGCATGGCTTCCTCCTCCCCCACCCCGAGCCTCGCCCGCGCCGCACCCCGGCCCGGCCACGCGCCGGGCCGGGTCGTCCCCGGCTTCAGGCCCCGGCCGCCTTCTCGGCTGCCACCCGCTCCAGCGCCGCCGCCAGCGCCCCCTTCGCCGCCCGGACCGCCTCCAGCAGCGCCGCCTGCTCCTCGCCGAGGTACTCGGCGTAGGACTCGACCTTGAACCGCAGGGCGGCCACCCGCTCGCCGGCCGCGCGCAGCGTCGACTCCTTCGTGTCGCGCCCGAACTCGGCCACGGCCCCCTCGTACTCCCGCACCAGCTCCGCGAGCCGCGACGACACCGCCTCGCGGACCGCCCGGTTGTCTCGCCCCTTCGCGACCGGGAAGCGGTTGAGCCGGCACCCGACCGCGTCCAGGAACGCGCCCGCCGCGTCCAGCCAGCCGGCGCCCTCGCGCCGCACGAAGTACGTCCCGCCGCACTTGCGCAGCGGGATCAGGTCCAGGTCCGCGCGCCGGCGGCCGTCGAACAGGGCGAACATCACGCGGGAGATGTCCGCGCCCGTCCGCCAGTCCCGGACCCGGTGCGTCGCGTCCCGGGCGCGGTCGAGGACCGCCGGGTCGGGGCACTCGATCGACCCGTCCTCCTTGTGCAGCGCGACCAGACACTGCGTGGTGTAGACCAGCTCCGAGCCGTCGTCGGCCCTGCGCTCGGTCGTGACCTGATACCGGATCGCCTCGGGCGCCTCGTCCAGCTTGCGGACGATCGTCCCGGCGTCGGCGAGCCGCCGCATCCCGCGCCGGAACGCGTCCGCCCAGCAGACCGGCCGCGCCAGCCCGCGGTCCAGGCCCGCCGCCTCCAGCGCGTCCGTCAGGTGCTCGTACCGCACCTCCGCGTGCTCCACGTCCCACGTCACCACGTCCCCCAGCACCTCCGCCCCGGCGGGGACCGCGAACGGGGACAGGTCGGTCGTCTCGCCCACGGCCACCTCGTATGCTGCCGTCGCCATCGTCGCAACCCTCCGTCCTGAAAACCCTTCGGCGTCCTGTCGGGGGGCGGGCCGCGCCCGCGTCACCCCCGCCGTTTTGGATATTATCCAGTTGTCACACCGATTTCAATCGCGATCCTGCATAATTTTCGGCGCCGGGCGCGCGGGGGGGGCCGGCGCCCGGCCGGCGGCTCAGAGGTCGAGCACGCCCGAGACCGGCCCGTCGTCGGGGCCGAGCGACCGGACCCGGTAGCAGGCGTCGGCGACGAGGGCCAGGTCGCCCGGCTCCCCGTCCACGACCAGGGCCTCGACGCGGGCCCGCTCCGCGCGCCGCCAGGCGTTGAACCGCGACACGTCCTCGGCCGGGGCGTGCACGATCGCGTCGGTGATGATGATGATGTCCGTCTTCCCCCGCGCCGCGCCGGCCTCGAGCAGCCGCGGCCAGTACGCGAACGGCAGCTCGCGGATCGGGACGTCGAGCGTGGTGCCGCCGCCGTAGAAGTGGGCGAGCCAGTCGAGCAGCGCGGCCTCGTCCCACCGGCCCGGGGGGAGCACGCACAGCGTCCCCTCGGTGCCCCCGGAGAACCCCACCAGCGCCGCCCAGCGTCCCTGCTTCCGGGCGACCCAGGCCACGGCCAGGGCGAGCCCCTTGGCGGCCTCGATCTTCTCGCCGCGCATCGAGCCGGACTCGTCCACCACCACCACGACCGGGCCGCGCCCGACCGGCTCGGACGACCGCACCTCGTGCTGGAGCGCCTGACGCTCGGCCAGCCGGCGCAGGGCGTCCAGCTCCAGGTCCTCGTCCCCGGACGCCAGCGCCGCCAGCTCCGACGGGAGCAGGCGCGCCAGGTCGCCGCCCAGCTCCACCCCCACCACCTCGTCCCGGCCGTGCCGGGCCCGGTTTCGACGCCGCGACTGCGCGACCCGCCGGAACACGCCGGCCATCCGGACGATCTTCTGCAGGGCGGGGTCCGCCCGGATCTTCCTGTACGCCTCGGCCGCCCGGCGCGGGTCGATCCTGGCGCCGTCGGGGCCGGGGCCGAGCCCCAGCGCCTCCGCGGCCTCGGCCGCCGCCTCGACTTCTTCCCTGGCGGCCCTCGCCGCCGCGGAGGCGGCCCGCATCGCCTGGAGGCGCCGCTTCGACTCGGCGCGCGGGCCCGACCCCACCTCGGCCCCGGCCTCGGCCCTGGCTTCGGCCAGCGCCGCGTAGCCCTTCGCGAAGTGGCAGGCCGCCAGCTCCGAGGCGTCCACGTCCAGGGCGGTCGACGCGTTCAGCTCCCTCCAGTCGGGCGTCTGGAGCACGTCCCGGACGTACTCGTGCCTCAGGGCGTCCTCGCAGGCGTCGGCCAGCTCGGGGCAGGGCTCGAAGGCCAGCGCGTGGAAGTCGGCGGCGGCCTCGGGCGTGGCCCCGGCGCCCGCCAATGCCCCGCCCTCCGCCACCAGGTCGTGGCCCTTGCGGGCGCCCCAGGCGTCGAGCCGCAGGGCGTGCGGCGGTGGGGGGGCGGGCGGCGGGGCCGCCCCGATCGGCCCGGCCGCGCCCTCGGCCGGCTCGGGGGGCCCGCCGCGGTCCGGGGGCAGGTCGTCGTCCAGCCCGAGCAGGGCCCGAATGTCCTCGGGCGCGTCCGTCCTCGTCTCGTCCGTCCTCGTCTCGTCCGTCATCGTCTCGTCCTCGGTCCGGTGGTGGGTGCGGGGGAGGGCCGGGGCCCCGGGGGGGAGGGGCCGTCGCGTCGGGGCGGGGGCGGGTCAGGCGTCGAGGGCCCGGTGCCGGAGGGCCTTGACCTCCTCGGCGACGTAATCGGCCGCGGACCGGGCGCGCGGGTCGGGCCCGAGCCCCTTGAGCTTGCGGGCGATCTCGCCGAGCTTCGTGACGGAGGCCGCGACCTGCGCGAGGTTCCGCGCGTCGATGCCCGCCAGGATCTCCTCGGCCTCGACGAGCAGGTTGCCGACCTGGAGGCCGAGCGGGTTGCACACCCGCGCGACCGCCGCGGCGGCCTTCGCCGGCTGCTCGGCCGGGTCGTCCCAGAGGACGTGCGCCAGGGCCTCCATGTGCGCCGGGGCGACCTCTGCGGCCCCGGCCAGGAACGCCGAGGCGCGGGCGACCTTGACCGCCTTGCGCTGCCGGCGGTCGCTGGGGACGACCCCCTCGCGGGCCAGCTCCCGCAGCACCTCCCGCAGCGCCTCCATCGCGTCGGCGCCCCAGGGGACCGACGCCGCCGCGGCTCGGGCCGCGTCCACGTCGGCGGGGGCGACGCGGGCCGCGCCCGGGGCGGGGGCGCCGACGTCCGACCCGAACAGCAGCCGCTCCCGGCCCCGGGCCGTCCGGATCGGCCGCACCGTCTTGCGGAGCGTGAAGCGGTCCAGCAGCGCCCCCAGCTCCGCCCCCCCCTGCTCGGGGTTCGGCCACTCGTTGGAGGCGCCGACGCAGAGCCGCAGCGGCGACGCCGCCCACCGGCCCGCGTCCTCGTACACGCCCTCGTTGAGCATCCGGAGCGTCGCGTTCAGGATCGCGCTGCTGGCCTTGAACACCTCGTCCAGCATCGCGAGGTGGGCGGCGGGGAGCCGGTTGTCCACGACGCGCCGGTAGACGTCGGCCTTGAGCGACGCCAGGGACAGCGGCCCCAGCACCTCCTCGGGCGTGGTGAACTTGGTGAGCAGGACGCTGAACGTCGGGCCCTGGTAGAGCGAGATCAGGGAGTCGAACAGCAGCGACTTCGCCACGCCCGGGGGCCCGACGAGCAGCACGTGCTCGCCCGCGACGAGGCCCGTCAGGGCCAGGTCCACCTCCTCGTCCCGCTCGATCAGCCCCGCGCGCATCGCGTCGCGGGCCGCCAGCAGCCGGCCCCGCGCCTCGTCGGGCGTGGGGGCGGCGGGGGCGGGGGCGTGGTTGATCCGATCCTCGGTCGCGGTCGCGGTCGCGGTCTTCATCCTCGGGCCTCCGGTCGTCTGCGGCCTGTCCGCCCCGGGACGTCCGGGGCACGGCTACATACTAACCGGACCTTAACCGCTGTCAATACTGAATCGGTGTGATTTTTTAATTGGTATCCGGTTTCAAACCGGCATACGCGGCGGGGTCGCTACGGGGCCCAGGCGGGCGCGAGGGGGATCAGGGCCAGCGACCACGCCTCCCACCGGGCGGAGCCGGCCAGGGACCGGGCGGGGAGCCAGCCCAGCGGCTCGACGCCGCGCTCTGCGGGGGCCGGGTCCAGGCCGGGCGGGCAGGGGAGCGTGTAGACCAGCCCCAGGTGGGCGCGGGACACGTCGTCGTCGTCGAGCAGGAGCGCCCCGCGCAGGGCGGGCGCGGCGCCGGGCCCGACGCCCAGCCCGACCTCCTCGGCCAGCTCGCGCAGGCAGGCGGCGCGCGCGATCCCGGCCAGGGTCGGCGCGCCCCCGCCGTGGTCGCGGTGCTCGACGTGGCCGCCGACCCCGAGGCTCGCCCGGCGCAGGAGCCGGCCGTCACCCGCCGCCCGCACGTACCCCCAGACGCGGGCGCCGCGGGTCAGCAGGCAGTAGGTCGCGAATTGCCGCCAGGCAACGTCCCGCTCCAGCTCCGGGGTGCGCCCCCGGAACGTGCAGGCCCGCGCCCAGCCCGCGCGCGTCAGGTCTTCCTCCCCCAGCGGCACGAACCCCGCCCGGCGCCCCAGCAGCGCCCGCGCGTCCCCGTCCGCCAACCCCAGCACGTAACCCGGTGCCGCCCCCATCGCCGCCGCCCCCGACCGGACCCGGGCCGGCCTGGGCCGGCGCCGCGCCAGCCGCTCCGGCGGCCCCGGCCGCCATCCTAGCCGGCGTCGGGACCGAGATCGATCCCGGATCGGCCTGAATGCCGGACTCGTACGCGGCGGCGGGTGGCGCGGGCGGGGGCTGGGGCGGGGGCGGGGGCGCGGGCCGGGGCGGGACGTCGGCGGCCGGGTCGCCCGCCGCCGCCAGCGCCAGCCGCCCCAGCCGGGCGAGCACGGGGTCGGGCGAGCGGATCCAGGCCCGCGCCGGGGCACGCGACCGAGACACCGAAGGCCGGGCGCGCCGCAACCATCGGCGCGCCCGGCCCCATTCCAACCGAATCCGACACCGCGTTCAAGCGGCCTGCCGGTGTCCTACCAGGGATTGCCCATCGCGGCCAGCCGCTCCGCCAGCGCGCGCGGGATCACGCCCGAGCGCGGCGGCGAGGGCGGCGCGGGGGCGGGGGCGACGCCGGCCGCGGCGTCGATCGCCTCGACGTGCCAGGGCTCGACCACGGGGCAGCCCGCCACGGTGCCGCGCTCGGCGATCCACGCCTCCGCGGCCTCGACGTTGCACGGGGGGTAACGCAAATGCCGCATCAGCCTGGCGACCGGGCTGGGGGGCGGGCTGAACCAGGTTCGGGCGTCGGGGTCGATCCCGGCGGCGAACGGGCGGCGGCGGGTGCCGCGGTACGAGGCGGGGTGGCGGCTGTCGAACTTGACCACGAAGGGCAGACCTGCGAACGTGCTCATCGGGGATCTCCTCCGCAACAGGGGGTCCTCTCCGGGGCCGGCGGCGCCTCGCACGCGCCGCCGGCCCGACTCGATGCGGCCCCGGCCACGCGCCGGGGCCCGGGGTGGGTGGGGGTGGTCAGCAGTGGGGGGCGGGGCGGTGGATCTCCGCCTTGTGCCACTTCCGCCCGCCCTCGCACGGGGCGACGGTCAGGCGGGCCCCGTGGTACTCGATCGCGGTGTGGTCGTCGCACTCGTGGACGACGTCGCCGATCACAAGCAGCGCGACGCGAGACGCCGGGCGCCCGGCGTCGAACTTGACCGCATCAACACACTTGCCGTACGGCAGCCAGGACGCCTGAACGCCACGATAAGAGGTGTCCGGGCTTACTAGGTGGGCCCACCACTCGACGGCCGGGAAGTCCGGCCCCAGGAATGCCCGTTGCTCCGGGTTCAGCTCGTGTTCGGCCGCGATCGCGTCGAGGAGGTCGCCTTGCGTCTTGGTCGTCGTCGCGTCCATCGTCTCGTCTCCTCTGCTGGTGGTTGGTGGTCGTCTCGCCCATCCGGGCATCCCCCGCCCCCGGGCTCGAACCGGGGGGCCTGCCTGCCGGGGGCCTCGCGGGGCTCAGAGGAGCCCCGCCGCTTCCATCAGGGCCGCGAGCTTGTGGTACTCGGCCCGGCCCATCCTCGCCAGCCGCTCCTCGATCGCGGATTCCATCAGCGCGTCCTGCTCCTCCCTCGCCCCCTCCCACGCCTCGGCCCGCGTCCCCCAGCCGGAGCTGACCTCCTCGCCGGCCGGGCTGAAGATCGCCCACAGGTCCTCGTCGTTGAGGTACTTGACGGTGTGCTTCGTCGCCTCGGCCAGCCTGCTCGCGCTCTTAGTCGGGGTCAGGGTCGTCATCGCCTCGCCTCCGGTTGATTGTGTCCGTCGCTGCGTCCTACACCCATACTATACGGATCGCGGTACACCGTGTCAACAGTGTGCCAGGAATTTTTTTTGCCACTGTTCACAGTCGGCGGGGCCGCCTACGATGCTGAGGAGTGTCGTCGGCGCGGGCCGGCGCGGGCGGGGATCTCGGGGGGAGGGAGTTATGGCGAGCGGGGACGGGAGCGGGGACGGGGGCGGGAGCGGGACCGGCGTGGGCAAGAAGTCGGAGGTGCGCAGGCACGCGGCCGCGGTGCGGATCGACCCGGCGGTCCTGGAGCGGGCGAAGCTGGCCGCGAGCCTGACCGGGGTCAGCGTGGCGGAGTACGTGACCGCGCTGGCGGCCCAGGCCGCGGAGCGCGACATCGCCCGGGAGGTCCGGCGCCTGGCGGACGGGCTCCCGCCGTCGGCGTGACGCCCCGGGCGTCGGGGCGCACATAACTTCCGTTATCGGTCGGTCGCGAGGCGCGGCGGCGGGGACGCCAGGATCGCACCCAGGGTCGCGTCCGCGTCCGCCAGCGCCCGGAGCACGGCCAGCACGAACCGGCCGGCCCGGGGCTCGACGTCGGGCCCGGCCGAGCCGCGGTTCCCGGCCACGAGCAGCACGAGCGGGTCGTGGGACAGGACCCAGTCGGCCGCGACGGAGGGCGCGACCCCGCCCGGCCCGCAGTGCAGCAGCGGCACGCCCAGGGCGCGGCAGTCCGCGACGAGGCCGCGGCCCCCGCGGCTGCCCGCGTCCCCCAGCAGCAGCGCGCAGTCCGCCCACGCCGCGTTCATCCGACGCCGCGCGGCGTACTGCCGCCCCAGCTCCGCGCCGGACGGCGCAGGCCCGTCCAGGCAGAGCGCGCCGAACTCCTCGGCGTATCCCGGCCTCGGGCCGTCCTCGGTCAGGTAGCCGGCGGGCATCCAGCCCGAGGTGAGGAGCCCCGCCGCGCGGGCCGCGCGCCAGGCCGCGACGTCGGCGCCCGACTGGCCGCCCGTCACCACCCGGCGCAGCCTCACCGGCGCCGGGCCGGGCCGGCGTCGACGCGCCGCGCGAACCCCTCCCCGGCCGCGTCCAGCGGCTCCGCCAGCGCCTGCCGCTCCAGCCGCAGCGCGACCCGGCCCCAGCCCGCCAGGGTCAGGCCGCGCGCGTCGTGCTCGTGACGACGACGCGCGTGGACCGGCCAGCGCTCGCGCGGGAACGCCACCGCCACGGCCTCGACGCCCGCCCGCCCCGCCAGCGCCACCCAGCGCCGCCGCTCCGCCGCCGTCAGGTTCGTCCGGTCCACCACCACGGGCCGGCCGGCCGCCAGCGCCGACCACGCCAGGTGCTCCTCGGCCGCGCGGTAGAAGTCGCGCAGCCCCGCCTCGTGGGCCCCGCCCGCGTGGACGGCGCGGACCAGATCGTCGTGGCAGACCGCGATCGCGCCGCGGCGGGCGCGGCGCGCGGCGTACGTGCTCTTGCCGGAGGCGACCTGGCCGACCAGCACCCAGACGCGTGGCGGCTCGGCGACCACCGTGCCGGCCTCGGAGTCGTAGCGGAGGATCACGGCGCCTTCCTCCCCCTCGCCCGGGTGCGGCGACGGCCCGCGCGGGCGCCCCGCTCGGGGCGACGCCGGCCATCCCCCCCCGGGTGGCCGACGAACCCCGGCGGCGACGGCCGGCGGGCCGCGCCGGGCCGGCGCTCGTCGCGGCCGGCCCATCCCGATCTCAACACGACTCGAGCCCGGAGTCAATCGCGATCCGGGCGCCGTGTGTGCCGCCCGGCCTAGCCGGCGGCCTTCGCGAGCGCGGCCCGCAGGGCCTCCGCGAACGCCGCGCCGTCGGCGTGCGGGTCGTCGAGCCGGACCAGGAACTCGCCCCTGAGTGAGCGACGCCTGCGGGTCCAGGTCGCAGGCGAGCACGCGCAGGTCGCGCCGCGCCAGCTCCCCCGCGAGGTGGTACGCGGAGGACGTCTTGCCGACGCCCCCCTTCTGATTCAGGAACGCGACCGTGTACATGATGGCGGGCCTCCGGGGGCGCCTTCGGCCCCACGGCCCGTCTATCGGCGCGCCCGGCGCCGCGCCTTGAGTGATGCGCGGCGCATCGCGGCGTCCCGCGCGCCCCCTGGCGATGCGCCGCGCATCGCCAGGGCCGGGGCGGTCATGCGGCCTTGTGCGCGACGGCCTTCGAGGACTCGACGGCGAACCGGCCGTACTTCGGCGTGTAGTCCCCGACGCCGATGACTCGGCCCATCGTGACGACCGTGTCCACGACCTGCTTCTCGTTGAACAGGTCGGGCAGGTAGCTGATCTCGAACTCCAGGGACCACGGCACGAAGATCGGCCGGGTGCGCATCACCGACGCCGACCCGACCCGGACGCGGCGGGTGTCCCGGAACCTGGGGTCCTTCGACAGCGCCTCCAGGTCCTTGGGGCCCGCGTGGATGATCGGCCACATGCCGTCTGAGATGATCCCGGCCTTGGCCTTCTCGCCCATCCTGATCTGCTTGGCCGCCTTGAGGAACGCGGACTCGATCGCCTCGCCCGGGAGGATCGGGCGCGAGTGCTCGTCGAGGTAGAGGCCGCCCATCCACTCGATCTCCGCCATCGCCTCGTAGTCGGCGTCGGTCTTCTTGCGCTTGGCCGAGATCTCCTTGAGCGCCTTGGCATACTTGTTCAGCGGGTTCGCGATCTGCCCGTTGTGCAGCAGCAGCGGGGAAAGCCCGCGGACCATGAACGAGACGTGCTTGTGCATGAGCATGATGTCCTCCTCCACCAATGCAAAACCGGACCCGACCGGGGCCAGGGACGTCCCGCACCCCATCGCGGCGCCCCGGGGTCGAACCGGGGATATCCGCACGCCGCAGGTATAAACACTGACCCCTGTCCAGCCGAGCCCCGCCCAGCCGAGCCCCGCCCAGCCGAGCCACGCCCTGCCTCGCCATGCCACGCCACGCCCTGCCGGATCGCGACGCCCCGGGGTCGAACCGGGGCCTTGCCACTCGCCGCAGGCATAAACACTGACCCCTGCCTCGCCCAGCCAAGCCCCGCCCCGCCGGGCCCAGCCCCGCCTTGGCCAGCCATGCCACGCCATACCGGGATGGCGGCGCCCCGGGGTCGAACCGGGGATATCCGCACGCCGCAGGTATAAACACTGACCCCTGCCCAGCCGGGCCCTGCCGCGCCACGCCCTGCCCTGCCCCGCCCAGCCCAGCCATGCCCCGCCTCGCCATGCCCTGTGCCGTCACGCCGGCCCTCACGGGGGCGGCGGCAGGCTCCCCGCGCCGCCCGCGTCGAGGCCCGGCGTGGACCGCCTGTGCGCCGCCGCAGCCTCGACGCGGCGCTCCCTGAGCCCGCAGAGCTGGGCCGCCTGGCCGACCAGCGCCCGGCCGTGCCGGTCCCGCTCCTCGGGCGTCAGGTTCGCGACGTCCACCTCGACCATCTTGACGTGCCGCCGGCTCATCCTCCCGCGGTACTGGACGAACAGCCGGCCGTTGCGCGACGACGCCTCCCCGTCCAGCAGCACGCGCACCTCCGGCCCCACGCACCGCACGGTCGCGGGCCGGCCCCGCAGCGCCAGCTCCCGCTCGATCCGCTTCGCCAGCCCGACCTGCCGGCTGCTGTACTCCCGGCGCGACCGGGCGACCCCGAAGATTTCCTCGAGGACGTCCGCCGTGAGCACGTCCCCCTTCCGGATCGCGTCGAAGTCCAGCGGGTATCGCCTCGCCATTTCCATGCCGCTCGTCTCCTCGCGTGCCGCCCGTCCCCGGTGCCAATCGATGCCGCGCCATGCCCGCCATGCCCGCCTTACATCACCATGACCCATGTCTACCAGCGCCGCCGGCGCGGGTCAATGGGTTCTATTGCGAATTCGGTTAGAATACCTGATGAATTGTAGACTCAAACCCGAAACTTCCGAGGCCCCCGCCGTGCGCCACGTGATCGCCGACGCGCTCTACCTCGACGACGACCCCGCCAGCCCGATCTACCTCGCGCTGCTCCGGGCCGACCCGTCCGCCCCGACGCGGCGCGTGCTGACGGCCTACTTCCGGGGCCAGGGCGCGCGCGACTTCCAGGACGCGGAGCGGGACGCGATCTGGGCGGCGCTGGCGGCGCTGCCCCGCGTCCCGGCCGCGCCCGCGGAGGCGGCGGCGCGGCGCGTCGTGGCCGACCGCCTGTACCTCGACGAGCGCCCCGGCGCCGTCGTCCGGCTGGCGCTGCGCGACGCGTGGGACGCGCCGGCCGGCCCCGTCCCCGAGGTGTACCTGTGGTGCGGCGAGGACGCCCCCCGCTGGCGATTCGACGGCGCCGCCGCGGGCGCCGTCTGGGCCGGGCTCGTCGCGCTCGCGGGCGGCCCCGGGACGTCGCCGGCACCCGTCCCGGCACCGCCGCCCCCCGCGCCCGCCCCGGGGCCCGCGCCCCCGGTCGTCGCCCCGCCGGGGCCCGGCGCGGCCGTCCAGGTCGCCGAGACGCCCCGGGTGCTGGTCCGCCGGCCGGGGCTGGGGGACGCGCTGGTCCTGATGCTCGCGGGCCGGACCGGGCTCGACCCCGCCCCCGTCTCGATCGGCGCCAATGGGGCGGACGTCTACCTGCTCGCGATGGCGCCGGGCCGGGGCTGGTCGATCTCGCTGGACGGAAGGGCCCGGGAGCTGGCCGTGGACGACCGGGGCTATGCGTGGCTGTACGTGCCGGGGCCCGCGACGGTCACGGTGTCGGTCGCGTCGGCCCCGCGGGGGGGCTGAGCCGGCCCGCCAGGGCCCTGCGGAGCACGTCCCCGTAGTATTCGCGCTCCCACTCGCGGCGCCCGCCCGCGGCGCCGTGGGTGTCCCCGATCTCGGCGACCCGGAGCCGCTCCCGGGGCCATCGCCCGCCCCCGAGCATCGCGTAGGCCGGGTGGACCGGCAGCCGACGCGTCGCCAGGTACGCGAACACGTCGGCGGTCGACCAACGCGTGATCGGGGCGCAGCCGTTGGGGCTCGCCTCCCCGTACACCCACTGCCGGATCAGCCGGCCCGACGACTCCTCGGCGCGAATCCCGGGGACGTGCCGGGGGCCGTGGCGCCGGGCGCAGGCCCGGATCGCCGCGTTCCAAGCCGCGTCCGTCTCGCGGTCCAGCTCGTGCGGCGGGAGGCCCCGCCGCCCCGTTCCCGTCGTCGGCAACGCCGGGCGGGCCGGCGTCCACCTCGACCTCGACGACGCGCTGCCCCGGGAAGGCCGCCAGGTAGGCGTCCCGGGTCGCGTCCGCGTCGGGGTCGCGCGGGCCCCGGGCCCGGAAGTGGACGAGCGGGATGGACATGTTCACGGCCCGGCACAGGTGGGCCAGCACGACCCCGTCCTTCCCCCACGACTCGGCGCAGAAGCACGGGACGGAGCCGGCCAGTTCCGCGATCGCCCGCCGCGAGCGGTCCACCTTGGACTGCCAGACGCCGCAGGCCACGTCGATTGCCTCCCACTCCAGCCACTCGGCCCGGCCCTCGGGCGGCAGGCGATCGAGCCCGATCAGCATGGCGTCACCTCCCCACCGGGCGAGGCATCGGCGGGGGCCATCACCGGGGCGGCGCCGCGGAGGTGCGACGCGCAGCCGTATCGGCCGCGCGTCTTGAGCGCCGACGCCACGGCACGGCCGATCGCCTCCTCGGGCGTCTCGCCGCCGATCCCGCACAGGCCGTCGTCCCCGCAGTCCCAACCGTTTTCGCCCTTGCCGGCGAACGGGATGCCGCCCGGGCGGTCGACCCGCAGCCAGAACCAGGTCTCGCGCCTCGCGATGCCGAGGCGGTAGACCCTGGTCGTCTCCTCGCGCGTGACGGTCGCCCGGTAGCAGCCCTCCGGCATCGGCACGAGCACCGCGACCGGCTCCCCTTCGGACCGCTCCACGCGCGGGGCCCCGCAGATCCATCGCCGGACGTCCAGGGAGATCGGCCCGCGGCGCGGCGCGCGCCCATAGGCCCGGTCCTCGGCGTCGCCGACCCAGGGGAGCAGGACGAGGCTCCCGCCGAACCAGTAGGCCCCGGCCTCGCGGGCGGCGAACGACCGGCCGCACGACCTGTAGACGAACAGGAAGAACCAGGGGACGGCGACGTGGAACCCGACGCGGTCCCCCTCATATCCCCCCTTATAGACCCTCGCGCTGAACCACGAGTACCACCGGAAGACGCCCCACTCGAAGCCCCAGGGCCCGAGCCAGGCCCGCCCGTGGCGCCAGGTGGGGAGCCGCCCGTCCGTCAGGTTCTGGGAATGGAATCGCATGACGCCTGCCTCCAGGAATCGAAGTCGAACGCAGGGCCCCCGCGCCGGCACGCGCCGGGGCCGGAAACCGCCTCATCCACGGTCCCTCTCGGCCGCGAGGCGGAACAGGGACCAACTCGTCATGCCCAGGACGGCGAGCGCGAGCGAGCCGGCGATCGCCGCGACGGGGTCCGCCCAGGCGAGGACCGCCTGCGCCGTCGCCAGGATTGCGGCGGTCGCGGAGGCCATGACCGCGAGCCAGCCACGCGCAACGACGCCCTCGATCCGATCCCGGCGGCCCGGCGGATCGGGCACGGCCTTCGCGGGCGGCGGCACGGCCTCGAACCTGATCCTGCGACTATTCGGCCTCATCAGCCCACCTCCTCGAACACGACCCGCTCCCCCTTGCGGCGCCGACGCATTCGGACCCTGGAAAGATCCAGGTCGTCATAGGCCGTGTCCCCCATCCAGGCGATCCACCCCCCGTTTCCCGCATACGTGGCGACGGTCCCGGCCGGGACGGCCATCTTTGCAGACCCCAAAAATGCGTCGCGCCTCGCATGGCTCCAGGGTGATCGCGAACTCGCCGGTGCAGAGATCGTCCCCCGTGATCTCCACATCATTCTCGACCGCCCGGACCCACCTGATTTTCTCGCCCCCAGACCCGATCACGATCTCTTCGCCGGGGCGTCGCCTCCGAACGTTGAACTCCTTCCCGGCAACGCAATGTGCCCAATGGCGCGGGAAGATCACGCTTGAGTCTCGCGTCCCAACGGCGACATCCCCGGGCTCGACGGGGCAATACTGCCCGGCACGGCTGCTGATGACGATCCCGATCTCGCCCTCCCTGAGCTTGTCCGCCGTGATGACCTCATCCTGAACCCCGCCCTCAATCCCGACCCTGACCCTGACCCTGATCGCCATCGTGCTATCCACCTTCCTTCACGCCTACGCCATCCTCCGACGCGCCGCGACCTTCGCCCGCGTCTTCGCCCGGCGCCGCTCGCACCGCGCCGCCGTCCCGGCCTCGCGAGCCGCACGCGCCTCGGCCCGCGACTTGTCGCGGTGGCACGGCACGCAGAGCGTGGCGAGGTTCGCCATCTCGAAGTAGTCCCCGCCCTCGCTGACCGGCGTGACGTGGTCGACCTGCCAGGCCGGCTCGCGCGCCGGCACGTTGTTCCGCGCCCGCCATTCGAGCGCCGCGCCGAGCGCGTCGAGGAGCCGGCGCAGGCCGTCCGGGCGGGGCGGCGGGCCCGGCCGCGCCCACTCGCGGCGCAAGGCCTCGGCCGCCGCCTCCAGCTCGCGCCGGATCGCGTCGGGGTCGAGCGCCGCCCCGTCGAGGCCGCAGCGGGCGCAGACGCCGCGGTCGCGGGCGAAGACCGCCGCGCGCAGCGCCGCCGGGTCCGTCCGGATCTTCCACGCCTCGACGCATGCCGGGTTGCCGCACCAGTTCCGGCGCGGCGGCTCCACCGGGCCGCGGCACCAGCGGCAGGACCGGCGCCCGTTCGACGGGTGGATCTCCGGCTCGCGGGCGTCCCAGTGGTAGCCGGCCGGCCGGGGCCGCTTGCGGCGCAACTCAGCCGCCCCCCCGCGCCGGCCCGCCGCCCCGGACGGCCGCCGCCAGGGCCGACGCCAGCGCCGCCGCCGCCTCAAGGTCGGCCGCCGCCGCCTCGCGCGCCCGCGACGGCCAGCGCGCCGCCGCCGCGCGCAGCGTCGCCGGCTCCTCCCTCGCGAGCTGGAGGCGGACCCGCGACGCCTTGCGCTCGAAGTCTCGCCTGTAGTCGTGGGGGCGGGCGGTCCCCGGCCCCGAGCCCGGGGGACGCCCGGCCGCGGCCGGGCCGCCGCCGACCTCCTCGCCCGCCAGCACGGCCTGGGCGATCGTCGCGAGCGGGATGGCCCGCGACGACCCCTCGCGCGCCGCCAGGATCTTCGCCCACGCCTGGCGCTGCTCGTGGTGGCGCAGCCGCGCGAGTTGGCACGCCACGGTCATAAGGAGCCGGCGGTCGCGCGGCACCGCCGGCTCCATCGCGTCGCGCAGGTCGGGGTGGAGCTTGAGTATCGACAGATGTTGATAGACGTAGGCGACGCTCCGACCCATCGCGCGCGCGGCGGCCTCCGCGGTCATCGTCCGCGTCAGACGCTCGCAGACGCGCGCCGTCTCCGTCGGCGTGTGCCCCTCGCGCGCGGCGTTCGCGATCACCGAGAGCAGGTAACGCCGCTCCGGGTCGGGCTCGTCCACGACCTCGGCCTTGAGCGTCGCGACACCGGCCAGCTTGCACGCCGTCCAGCGCCGCTCGCCGTCGATCAATTCGTGGGTCGCGTCGGGGTCGCCGCGGACCTCGCAGACCTTCGCCGGCACCACCTGGCCGGCCTCCCGGATCGACTCGGCCAGCAGCCGGATCGACTCCCGGTCGAAGTGCACACGCGGCTGGCCGCGCATCGGCCGGACCCGGCCGACCGGGATCTCGACGACATTCGCGCTCGCGTTCGCGTTCACGTCGCGCCCCCCTCGGACCCGCCGGCGGCGGGAGGCGCGGCGGCGGCGGGCTCGGGCGGCGGGCCGCCGGGCGGCGCGGCGCCCGCCAGGAGCGCCGCGCGCACCTCGTCCCGGTCCACGCGCACGCCGCGCGGGGCGCGTATCCCGAGCCGCACCTTCCCCCACCCGATGGAGAGCACCACCACCTCGACGTCGTCCCCGATCAGGATCGACTCGTCCTCACGCCTCGACAGCACCAGCATCCTACCCCCCTCCTTTCCTCGCCTCGGGAGATCACGCGCCGGGGCCGGGGCGCGACAGCCAGGCGCCCCCGAACTCGGCCGAGAGCAGGTCGCGATGCGGCGCCGCCGACGGGTCCGCCCGCAGCGCCTCCAGCAGCCCGCGCTGGGAGAGGGCGGCGAACCCGGGGAGCCCCGCGCCCTCGCGCCAGGCCGCCTCGCAGCGGCCGAGGAACCAGCCGAGCCACGCCCGGTACTGGCCGCAGCCGCGCCAGTACGCCGGCGCGTGCTCCCGGACCGCCAGCGCGTGGGCCAGCCCGTAGATCGCGAACTCCAGGCACCCGGAGACCCCGTCCCGCTCGACGGCCCTCATGGGCTCGCCGGGCGCGGACGCCGCCGCGTAGCGGGAGAGCCGGGACGGCGCCGGGTACGACCGCGAGCCGGACGGGCCGGGGTCGCGGGACGCGACGGCCGTCGGCAGGAACGGGGCCGGCCCGGACACGCCGCGGACGCCGCGGGCCGCGTCGTCCAGGCTGACCAGCGCGTCGATCAGGTACGCCGCGCCCTCGTCGAATACGTACAGGCTCCGGTCGTTCCACGCCCGCACCTGCCGCTCCAGGTAGAGGCGGAACCGATAGCCGCGCAGCCTCGCCGGGACGAACCCGGGCACCCGGTCCAGCGCAATCGGCGGCTCGGGGACGGCGCAGGCCCGCCCGCCCATCATGTAGAAGCAGTTGACCCGCGGGGCGCCGGGCGCGGCCCTGGCGTTGCGCAGGGCGGCGTGGAGCAGGTGGGCGCTCTCGTGCGCGTTCGTCGCCCGGTCGTGGCCCGTGTGCATCCGGGGCGGGCGGCTCATCACGTCCCCGTAGGCCGTCCCGTCCTCGACCACGCGGCACGCAGGGACGGCGAACGTCTCCGGGCCCGGCGGCGGGGCCGGCGCCGGCGGCGGGGCCGGCGCCGGCGGCGGGGAGGGAGGGGCCGGCGGGTACGGGAGCGGCGATGGCGAGGGGCCGGGGGCGGGGCCGGGGCCGGGGGCAAGGCGGCGGAGCGCGTCGAGCGCGCGCCTGAACCACGACCGGGCGATCATGTCGGCCACCCCTCCCCCCCAACGGCCTGGAACATTCAGACCTTGTGATATTTACAAATCGCGTATTCGATCGGCGTGCCCGAGTCCCCGGGCGCCGGCGCGGTGGCGAACTCGAAGTCCGCGAACAGGTGCGGGGCCTCGGCCCGCATCAGCCGCAGCCAGGCCAGGCACAGCCGCCTCATCTCGGCGTCGGCGTGGGGCGAGCAGCGCTGCTCGAAGACGTTCCGCAACGCCCTGGCGTTCGCCGTGATATAGACGGCACTCTCGGTCGCGCCGGGCAGGACGCTCCGGGCCGCCTCCCGGGCCGCCTTCCGCTCCGCCGTGCCGGGGCCTGCGCCGTGCCGGCCCCCTGCGCCGAGCAGATAGCGCGACGCCGCGTCCTCGATCCGCGCGTACGCCTCCCGCGCCGCCGCGACGGCCTCCAGCCAGCACGCACCCAGGTCGGCGCAGTCGTGGAAGCGGACCAGGGAGACGCCGCCGGACCCGTCCGCCCACGGACCGGACGGCGGGATCAGGCGCGCCAGCTCGGCCTCCGCCGCGGCGGGCTCGCGCCCGCCGCAGACGCGGTCGCGGAGCAGACACGCGTCGACGGCCGGCGCCAGCAGGGGCGGCACGACGACGCGCGCCATCGACGCGTCCACGTAGCGCTGGGAAAGCTCGGACGGGTCCACGCCCGCCTTGTGCCGCACCAGCTCGTGAGTCAGGCTCCGAGAGACGCCGGAGATCACGAACTCGTAGACGCTGTGGTGGTAGACGCTGCCGTGCCCGGACGCCAGGATGTGCTCGTGGTACGCCGCGGGCCCCCCGGGGCGCGGGCGGGGGAACGACAGGTAGCAGAGCCGCCCCGCGACCTCGGCCGCGAACTCGCCGTCGGACGCGGCCCCTTCGAGGAATCGGTCGGCGTCGGGCCCGAAGCGCCCGAAGAAGTCGCGCAAATTCTCGCGGTCCAGCGCCAGGCGCCCCACGATCCTGATCTCCGGCGCCCAGCAGAGCCCGCCGGCGTCCTCGTCGTCATCCGTCATCCGGTCGCCTCCAGGAACGCCCTGGCCGCGGCGACCGCCGCCGCGATCCAGCCGGCGACGGCGAGCAGCCCGGCCGCCAGCGCCGCGATCGCGGTGTACCTCGCGGCCGGGCCGCCGGGGCGGAAGATCGCCAGCAGAAGCGCCCCGCGCACCCCCCGGTACGCGAGCCAGGTCAGCGCCGAGGCCGTCGCCGCCAGCCCCGCCGCAAGGATCGCGTCGCCCACGGCCGCCCCCCCGCACGCCCCGATAGGCCCGACGCGTCGGCGTCGGATCAGGAACACTCCTCGACGACCACGACGCCGGGGCACGACCAGGCCGGCGACGCGTGCTCGACACGGACCCAGACCGCGTCCGTCGGCCGCGTGTCGCTCCGCCGGAGCTTGCAGTCCAGCCTGAGGCCCGAGCCAGGCGCGGCGCGCTTCCTCAGGAACATCAGGAACGCGACGTGCTCCTCGGGGACCTCCGCCTCGATCGCCGTCCGGCGCCGGACCGGCCAGGCCCCCCGGTCGATCTTCTCGACCAGCTTCGCCAGGAGCCGCGTCCCGACCCCGCGGTTCCGCCGGGCCGGGCTGACGGCGAACGTCAGCAGTTCGACCGTGCGCGGCCGGAGGCGGTAAAGCATGTAGCCGGCGACGCGGCCCCCGACCTCGGCGACCATGCCGATCGAACTCCGCTCCCGGAGGACCGAGAGGAACCGCCCCTCGGTCCACGGCTCCTCGAAGCTCGCCTCCTCGATCGCCAGCACCTCGGGCAAGTCCCCGCGGACCATCCAGCGGACCCGCGGCGGCCCCCCGCCCTCGCGCCCGTCGCCTTCGCAGTCGTCACGCATGCCGGCCTCCTCACCGCCCGGTGACGCCGGCCGGCTCCGCGCCGGCCAGCCGAATCCCGAACGCGCCCACCGCCGCCGCGTCGAGCGCCCCCTTCGCGTCGAGTTCGGCGACCTCCCCGCCGTAATCGAGGACCAGGAGCGCGTCGTCCCCGGCCCGCCACAGGGCGCAGCCCGCCGGAACGTCCAGGACGCACTCCGGGGCCTCCTCGCAGCCCCGGGCCGGCGTGAACCGGCGCCGACGCAGCCGCCGGCCCGTGACCGTCACCTCGACGCATGAATAGATCGGGACGCGCATCGGAATGCCCTCAGGCGGCGGAACCCTCGTAGGCCGGCTCCGGCTCCGGCTCCGGCTCCGGCTCCGGCTCGGGCTCCGGGTCGGGGTCGCGGGCCGCGGCACGCGACGCGGCGGACGCCAGGTGCGCCAGCTCGGCCGGGTCCGCCATGAACGCGAACAGCGACTGGAGGTTGGCCGGCTCCTCCAGCAGCGCCCGCGCCTGAAGGACCTCCGCCGACGCCTCGCCGTGCCGCGCGGCCACGTCCCGGAACCACCCGAGCTGGACGTCGTGGAGCCGCATCTTCAGCTTCGGTCGCAGGTTGTCGTCGATCCTGGCGGCCCCGTCGCGGCCCTTCGCCACGACCAGGTGCGCCAGCTCGTGGTCGAGCACGGCCAGGCGCTCGCGGCCGGACATCGCGTCCCACTCCTCGCGGTCGAAGGTCACGATCGCGTCCGGCAGCCCGTAGCGGCGCTCGCGCGTGCTCGTCCGCCGCACGGACGCGACGCACCGATACCCGTGGTGCTTCACCGCGGCGCCGCCCTTCTCCCGCTCCTCGGCCGAGATCGACGCGAACTCCAGACCGACCGTGACGCCGTGCGCGTCCAGGTCGGGGTGGTAGGCCCGGATCGCCTCGTCCAGCACCGCCTGCTCGTGCCCGCCCCGCTTCGCCCTGACGACGCTCGGCATGGTCTCACCTCCTGCCAGGAATCTACACCCGTTTGACGAGAAACTCAATCGCGAAATCGAATCGAAATCGGTCGGAAATCCGGCTGGCCAGCCCGGCGGCGGGGTCAGTAGGGGGAGTCGTCGTCGGCGGCGGGGGCGTGGGGGAGCCCGGCCCCGACCGCGATCCCCGCGGCGCCCGGCGGCGGGTCGTCCACGCGGAACACCTCCGGGCGCCAGAGCAGCGTGACCTTCGCCGTGCGGCCGTTGCGGTGTTTGGCCACGATCAGGTCGATCGTCCGGCTCGACGGCAGCGGGTCCGACGGCGACGGGCGCTCGTGGTCGAGGAGGATCACCGCGTCCGCGTCCTGCTCGATCGCGCCCGACTCGCGCAGGTCCGAGAGCCGTGGCGGACGGGACTCCTTGTCGGCGGCGCGGTTGAGCTGGGCCAGGACGACGACGGGCACGCGCAGGTCGCGCGCCATCTTCCTCAGGCGGCGCGTCATCTGCGCCACCTGCTCGGTCCTCAGGTCGCGCCGGTCCCCCTCGTGCTCGAGGAGCTGGAGGTAGTCCACGACCACCAGCGCCAGGCCGCCGCGCCGCGCGAGGCGCCGGGCCGCGGCGATCACGTTGCCGGCCCGCTGGTAGGGCTCGTCGACCACCAGCAGCCGGCGGGACGTGGCGTCGGCGACGGCCGCCGCCAGCGCCGCCTCGTCCGCCGCGCCGAGCGAGGCGCCGGCCTCGACGAGCCGTCGGTACGGGACGCCGCCGAGCGAGGACAAGATCCGGAACGCCAGGTCCGGGACGCAGGGCATCTCCAGGCTGCACAGCAGCACGGCGCCCCCGCTCGCCCCGCGTGCCCCGGCCCGCGCCGCGTGGACGGCGAGCTGGAGGCCGAGGATCGACTTGCCCGAGCCGGGCCGGCCCGCGATCACGACGAGGTGGCCGGGGCGGAGGCCGCCGAGCACGTCGTCGAGCGACGCCCAGGGCGTCGCCAGCGCGTCCGTCGCGCCGCCGGCGGAGCAGCGGTACGCCATCGCGTCGGCCATCACGGCGTCCATCGCCCTCTCGGGCGGCAGCCGCCGGCCGGCGTCGAGGTCCTCCAGCGCCCGAAACGCCCGCGCCAGCACCGCCTCGGAGCTGTCGCGGCCCGCGTAGCAGTCCCGGATCGCGCGCTCCGCGGCCTCGGCCGTGCGCCGGAGCGTCGACTTCTCCGCGACGATCCACAGCGCCTCCGCGCCCGCCTCCGCGTGCGGCGCCGCCGCCAGCACCTCGCAGAGCGCGTCGGCCCCGTCGTGGGCGCCCGTCGCCCCGATCTGCCCCCAGGCGTCTCGCGTCTGGAACCAGTCCGCGAGCGTCAGGCCGTCCGCCTCGCGGCCCCGGCCGCGCAGGTCCACGATCGCGCGGAAGATCGCCCCGTGCGCGGCGCGGAAGAAGTCGTCGGGTCCGATCAGGGCCTGCGCCTCGTCGATCAGGCCGTTGTCCAGGCAGAGCGCCGAGAGGAGCCGGCGCTCGGCCTCCAGGTTGTGCGGGGGCATCCGGTGGGGGGCGGCGACGCCGCCGGGCGCCCCGGGCCCGTGCCCGTGCCCGTTGATCCGGCTCATCGAGCACCCCCGGACCTGGCGGCGGCCATCAGCGCCTCGATCCGGCGCAACGCCCGGTCCCGGTCGGCCCGCTCGGCGGGCGTCAGGCTCGCCTCGTAGGCGGCGCGGCCACGCTCCTCGGCCTCGCGCCGCCGCCGGGTCAGTTCCGCGTGGCGCTCCGGCGTCAGGACGTGTGCCGGCAGGTAGGCCGCCGGGTCGCCCAGCGCGACGCGCGGGGCCGAGGCGCCGCCGCGGGCCGCCGCCGTCGCCGTCGCCGTCGGCCCGTCCCCCGTCGCCCGGTCCGTCCCGCCCTGCGCCCGGTATCGCCTCAGGATGCCCCTCAGGTACGGCCAGCCCGCCGAGAGCTTGCCGGCCTCGGCCATCGCGTCGGCGGCCTCGACGATCCAGGCCGGGTCCACCCCGGCGCGGCACGCCTGCCGCACGCTCCGAGAGGCGTTGTCGTCGTACAGCTCGAACAGCCGCGCCACGTGCGCCTCGGCCGCCGCGACCGCCGCCGGGTTGAACTCGGCCGGGGCCGGGGCCGACAGCGGCGGATCGGCGGGGGGGGCCGGGGGGGGCGTCCCGGCCGGTTCGCCCTCAGGTGCGGGAGGAGTCCCGGCCCCGGGGACCTCCGCGGCTCCCGTCCCCTCCGAGGCGGTCCCGGCGCACACGCCCCCCCCGCGGGGGGTAGGGGGGGTCTTAATTCTTCTCAGGAATTCTCCAGAGTGTCGCGAATCCGCGACACTCTGCGCCGCTTCCTCGCGACACCCCTGCCGCATCTCCGCGACAGGGGCCTGTCGCGAATCCGCGACACATTGCGCCGCACTTTCGCGACACCCCCCCTGTCGCGAATCCGCGACACATTGCGCCGCACTTTCGCGACACCCCCCCTGTCGCGAATCCGCGACACATTGCGCCGCACTTTCGCGACACCCCCCCTGTCGCGAATCCGCGACATCCCGATCCTCGCAGACGTCACACTGGCCCGGCCTGCCGAGGATGGCGTCGTCCAAGAAGATCATGCGCGGCCCGCGCCGGCCCGCGCCGGCGTCGCGTCGTATCAGGCCCGACGCCTCCAGCGCGGCGAGGGCGCGCGAGACCGCGTGGCGGCCCTTGCCGCCGGCGTGGAGCCCGATCTGCGCGTCCGTCGAGGCGACCACCCCGCGCCCGCGGGCGAGCCGGATCAGCGAGAGGAGCACCCGGACCTCGGCGTCGCCGACGTCGGCCCGGTCCCCGACCCAGTGCGCCAGCATCGCGAATCCCGGCGCGCGGCCTTGCATTTTGTGCCGATCCGGTGTAGGATTCATCGACATCGCCTTCCTGTCCGCCTGCCAAGCGGACGATTGAGTTCCGCGACGGCCCCGGGGGTAACGACCGGGGCCGTCGCATTTCGAACGGCCGACCCCAACAATAACGCCGCCTCGCGCCGGATTCAATACGCGGCGCGAGGCGGTTTCTGCATAAAACCCGGCGCGCGGCCGATTTGTACGCGCGTTCAGTACGGCTCGTCCGCGTGCCCGGCCGCCGCCGCCGCGGGCTCGCCGCCGCCGCCGCCGAGCTTGCGGCACGCCTCGTCGTAGGCGAGCTTGACCTGCAGCGCATCCCAGTCGACCATCCGGCCGGGCAGGTCCTGGAGCTTGCCCCACTGGTTGAGGTACTTGAGCAGGGCGACGCCGTGCTCGTCCTCCTTCTGCTTGACCCAGGCGAACAGGGCGCGCCCGCTGCGCGGGGCGTTCCCCGCCCCGCCTTGCCCCGGATCGCCGCCGGGGGGGCGGGCGGGGAAGTCGCGATTGACCCGCTCCCGCCCCTCGTCCCGGCCGTGGCCGCCCCCGTACCCGTACCCCTGCGCCCGCGCCCGGGGGGCCAGCTCCGCCGCCCCGGGGCCGTGGACGTGATCCAGGACGAACCGCGGCACGCCGTCGCCGTAGAGGTAGCGGCCGACCCCGAAGTGGGCCGCGACGCGCTTCAGGCCGTCGCTGGCGGCGCCCTTGTCGTCGTCGCCCGGGTCCACCGCGCCCGACTGCGCGGACATCCGGCCCGTCGCCCCCAGGTCGCAGCGCGTCACCCGCTCCCCGCCGGGCAGCGCGATCGTCATCCGCGCCAGGACCGCGTTCTCGCCGAACGGGTGCAGCTCGAACTCCCAGTTCTCCGGGCCGAGCACCTCGTCGAGCCGGTTCATCGCCGACCGCGCCGTGATGTAGGGCAGCTCGCGCCCGCCCTGGTTCCTCGACTTGACCTCCCAGGGCTCAAACGGCGCCGCCAGCGCCGCGAACAGCTCCGGATACCGCGTCCCGTACGCCCACCCCGCCGCGTCGCTCATAGCCTGGTCCCCCCGTCGTCGGCGCCGGCGCGCGGCCCCGCACGGCGCGCGCGGCCCGTCGCCGCGCGCGTGCCGTGGAACTCGCGCCCCGGGTCCACCTCGTCCAGCCACCGCTCGATCCGGCCCGCCTGCTCCGCCGTGAAGACCCACGCCGGGCCGATCCGCTCCGGCCGCTCGCCGCACAGGTGCGCCGCGAACCGCGCCACCCCCTGCTCGGTCCCGAGCCGCCGCGTCACCTCCCGCAGCGGCAGGTAGCCGCCGCCGTTCCCCGTCCCCGACAAGTCACCCTCCCCGCCCCCAGGGCGTCCCGCCCCACGACAAACCGTAGTCCCCATCAGATTATAATAAGCAGGGAACACGGAATCTATACGGAAGCGTGATAATTTTCCACAACGCTTCCGTTGTCGGGTTGCGCGCCCGTTTTCGTGATTGATGCAATTGGGAATCGGGTATAGGATTCGATGGTCCGCGAGTGGTGCGGGGCGGGCGACCGCGGAGGCCGGAGATGAACAGGACTTCGATACGGAGGCGTGACGTGGGGAGGCCGAAGGGCGACGGCGGGGGCGCGGCGGGGGGCGACGGCGGGGGCGCGGGCAAGCCGCGCCGGACCCTGACCGACTTCCATCGCAAACTGGCGGCGCTCGTCGCCGTGCAGAAGGAGACGCGGCGGGCCAGCCAGGAGGACGTGGCGCAGGGGATCGGGCGCGGGCAGGGGCGGCTCTCGAAGTGGACGCGGGGAGAGGGATTCCCCACCCCCGCCGACCTCGCCCGGATGGCCCGCTACTTCGGGGTGACGTACGACTACCTCTGCGACAGGGAGGTCACGGACCCGGCGGGCCTGAGCAGCTTCAACCCGGCCGCGGCCGGGCGGCCCCAGGCCCCGGCGCGGCAGCCGAGGCAGTCGTCCAGCGTCGGCGCCCCGGGCGTCGAGCCGAGCCCGGCGGCGCACGCCCAGCGCGTCGGCCCGCCGCCGCAGCAGCCGCCCGCGGCCGACGCGGGAAGCTCGGGCCCCCGGCTCGAGCACGCCGCCACCGCGGCCAGGAGCCGCTTCAGCTCCGCGTCGGGCAGGCGGCGCGGCGACGGCCGGGGCGGGGGCCGGCGGCCCGCCGCCGCCTCCTCGCGGATCAGCCGCCCCCATTCGGCCGCGAATCGCGCCGGGGCCAACTCCCGCGCCGCGAAGCCGCGCGCCCGCGCGACCCGGGCCGCCGTCCCGCACGGGTCGGCCCGGTCCGCCTCGATCGCGGACAGCACCTCCGCGCCGGACGGCGCAGGCCCGACCTCGCGCGTCAGGCCCGGGTGCAGCGCCGCCGCGCCGACCGGCGTCGAGATCACCGGCACCCCCGCCAGCCAGGCCTCCGCGATCGACAGCCCGAAGCTCTCGTAGTCGCTCAAAGCCAGCAAGCAGTCGAACGCGGCCAGCGCCGCCCCCGGGTCGTCGTCCGCCCCGGGCAGGGCGATCGGCAGCCCGCGCCACGACGCCTCGGCGCGCATCCGGCCCCGCTCCGCCCCGTCCCCCACGGCCACGACGCGCAGCCACCGCGGCGCCGCGGCGGCCAGGCGCATCAGGGCGTCGCACCCCTTCTCGGCGCTCATCCTCTGGAGCGCCCCGGCGACGAACGCGCCCGGCGGGACGCCCCAGCGCGCCCGCGTCTCCCCGCGCGACCGGCCCGGCCCCGGCGCGGCGTGCCGGGGGTCGGCCGCGTTCAGGATCGCGGTCGCGGACCCGGCCGCGCCCGCGGGGACCGCACCCCGGCACAGCTCGCTGACGAGCACCCAGCGGTCCACGCCGCGCATCGCGGCGTAGACGTCGCGCCCCCAGGGCGCCTCGGCCGGCGCGTGGACGACGCAGACGACCCGCGGGCGCGGCGACGCCAGGTCGGCCCACGGGCCCGCCTCCGGGACCGCCCACACCACCAGCACGTCGCACCGGGCCGCGAGGTGCCGCGCGTCCGCCGGCCCGAGCCCGAGCGGCGCCAGCGCCCGGTACTCCGCGACCCGGCGCGGGTCCGTCGCCCCCTCGCCGTGCGTCGCCGCGGCCCCGACCCAGGCCACGCCCGGCATCGCGGCGCCGAGGAGCATCGCCCCGTGCGCCTCCGCGCCGCCCATCATCAGGCAGGGCCCGACCAGCGCCGCGCGCGCCAGGCCCGCCGCCCGCGCCGCCGCCGAGCGGGCGTCCACCGCCGCCCGGAACTCGCCCCCCGGCGGCGGGCCGGCCTCCGCGTCCAGCCGGCGGATCAGCGCCGCGTAGTCCCCCGGCCGCTCCCGCGCCAGCACCCGCAGCCGCCCGTGCCCCGTCACGGCCGCCGCACGCTCCGCCGCCTCCCGGAGGCCGGGCCACGGCCCAGGCCCCGACCACGACCCCAACCCGCCGAGTCCGGACACCGCGTCACTCCGTAAACAGGAACGTATACGTTGGCGTGACCGGGCCGCACCAGCCCAGCCCGATCGGCGTCGAGACGGCCGCGAACCCGGGCGGGCAGTCCGTCACGGTCACGCGCGCCACGGCCATGAGCGCGTACGCCGACGCCCACGGGGCCCCCTCGCCCGGCGTGTTCCCGGGGCACCAGATCCAGGCCCCGTTGACGAACTTCGCCGAGCGCATCCACCGGATCACGAACTGGCAGCGCCCGAACGCGTCCCCGGTCGCCGGCGCGATCGAATACTCCACGTCCATCTCGTCCGGCGGGCACCCGTACGGGCATCCCGGATACGGAACCGTGTCCGTCCCGAGGTACTGCCAGCCCGAGCGCGCCAGCGCCACGGCGCGGCCGGTCAGCGGGTCCGTCGTGTGGATCACGGACGCCACCGGGTAGAGGCACCCCGAGGCGGCCGGGCCGAGGATCGGGCAGGGCCAGCAGTCGAACCCGGGCGCCCGGTCCAGGGTGATCCCCCCCTCCGGCAGCGTCCGGGTCTGGCCGCACGGCGGGATCAGCGCGGCGGGGACCGTCCGCTCGGTCGTCGCGTACCGCGACGGCACGTTGACCACCCGGATCGTCGTCGCGACGCGGGCGGGCAGGCAGGCGCAGGCGCGGCCGCCGGACCCGGGGTCGTCGGCGTAGGGGCTGACCGGGACCTCGGCCACGACGACGCCGCCCTGGAGGAACTGGACCGCCATCGCGCCGGGGTCGGGGAAGCCGCCGCCGCAGCCCCCGACCGGCACGCAGACCATCCCCGCCGCCCCGGGGACGCACGCCGCGAACGTCATGTTCGGCCACGACGAGACCGCCGCGAACGTGACCTCCCCGTAGTCCGGGTGCGACGCCGTGACCTGGTACGTCCCGGGGCCGGGGACGGCCAGGCAGCACCGCCCCGTCGCCGGCGCCTCCGGCGGCGCCCCGTCGTCCGTCACGCAGGTCGCGACCACGTCCCCCGCGAGCCGCGCCGTGACCGTCGCCCCCCTCAGGAACGGCCCGTCGCAGCCGCGCACGACCACGCAGAGCGACCAGTCGGGCGGGCCCGGGGGCGTCCCCCGCAGGCGGGCGTCCCAGCGCCCGCCCGCCCGGTGGATCAGCAGCCGGTCCCCGACCGACGGCACGCCGTCGAGGCACGTGAACACCACGTCCCCCGGCAGGTCCTCGTACGACGCCGCGCCCGACACGCCGCCGCCCGCGAACGCCTGCCGGCGGCCCAGGAACCGGCGCGGCGCGGCCGACGGCATGGAGCCGCCGTCCACCACCCGCACCAGCCACGTCGCCGCGTCCGACGGCCCGGGGGGCGGGAGCCGGCCCAGGCCCTCCCGATCCGCGTCGTCGCGCCGCCTCGCCTCGCCGGCCCGTCCCCCGTCGCGCATGCCGCCGCACCCACCTTCCCGGGAGAGCGATCAATACTCGAAACACGGCCCCACGCGGGCGACGTCGAAGACGATCACGCGGGAGCCCGACGGCGGGGCCGTCGACCCGACGTGCAGCGCCAGGAACGCGGCGCCGCGGTCCTCGAACGTCGCCACGCCCCCCTCCACCTCCGGCCCGTCCTCCCGGAGCGGCACGACCCCGTAGAAGCGGTTCGGATGCGTCGGGTAGGCCGAGCCGGGCAGCGCCGCCGTCCGGCAGACCTGCGGCCCGCGCGCCGTCGGGGGCGGCGGCGGGCGACGCCCCAGGTCCTGCCGCGTCCCGTCCTGCCGGTCCCGCACGCCGTCGCCCATCTACGCGCCCTCCTCGCGGGCCGCCTCAGGCGACGGCCCGATCAGGCCCCGCACGTCGGCGAGCTGCAGCGTCGTCGACTGCGCCGGCTCGTACGTCCACGACACCGCCGCCACGACCGGGTAGACCGGCGCCTCCGCCTCGTCGAACGGCACGTTCTGCCTCAGGCCGATCCCGCGCCCGGCCACGCCGCGGACCCGGTCCCCGACGCGATAGGCGTGCGTGATCAGCGGCACCGTCACCGGCCCGGCCACCGCCGCCAGCTCCTGCGCCCGACGCCGCGCCGCCAGGTGCGCCCTCAGGCGCGCCCGGTCGTCCCTGACGAGCTTGAAGCGGTCCAGGAACGGCTCCGCCGGCGGGGCGGGCCCGCCGCCGCCCTCATCCTCGCCCCCATCCCCACCCTCGCCCCCGCCGCCGGGCGCGCCCGGGTCGGGGACGGCCTCGGCCCGCCCGTAGTCGGGGCTCGACTCGTGGACCAGCTCCAGCCGGTGCCGGTCGCGCGTCTCGTCGGCCCGGCGGACGTCGAACGGGACCGGGCTCGCGGCCCGTCGCGCCGCCACGGTGACGCCCAGGCCCCCGATCCCGACGTCCAGGTCGATCGCCGTCAGCAGCCCCAGCACGAACGCCGGCCCCGCCCCGTCCGCCCCCGCCGTCGCCGAGACCGCCCGCACCACCCCCGCCGGGAACGGCCACGCCGCCCCGCCCGGCGGCGGGTCGTCCGGCGGGTCCCCGATCGACCACCGCTCCAGGTCCGGGTCCGTCAGCTCCACCCCCAGCTCGTCCTCCAGCAGCCGCCACCCGCCCCCCGTCACCTCCTGCCAGGTCCCGGTCCCGTCCCCCACCCCCGGCACGTCCCCCTGGTAGTCCGTCGAGACGTACAGCCGGGCCTTGCGCCGCCGCCCGTCCGCCCCCGGCCTGCCGAGCAGGTCCCGCGTCCCCGGCCTGGGCCGGACGGAGTAGGGGGGCGGCGGGAACCCGCCCCCGACGTCCAGGGCCCGGTCGAGCGGCGTCGGCTCCCTGAGGAAATCCCCCTCGCCGTCGCCCGCCTTCCACGAGCCGCCGTCCTCCCACGACTCCCAGGCCGGGTGCCCCAGCCCGCACTCGTCGACGCCCCAGCGCCGATACCGCGACGGGTCGAAGTCGGGCGTCCCCTCCCGCCACTTCGCCAGGTTGTCCCCGTCCGCGTCCTCGGCCTCCACCACGAACCGAGGCGCCAGCACGAACAGCGCCTCGACCCGGGCCGGCACCGTCAGGCTCGCCCACTCGTTCGCGACCTCCCCGTCCCGCTTCCAGGCCGCCGCCCCCAGGTTCGTCAGCCGGGCGTCGTACGCCGACCCCGGCGCCTGGAGCTTCAGGTCCTTCGCCTGCGCCGCCGTGTCCTTCCGGTCCAGCACGAGGTGCCAGTCCGGCTCCCCCGACTCCGTCAGCGCCAGCTCCCAACGGAACGTGAACCCGTGCGGCTCGACCAGCCGCCAGAGCGCGTCGGGCCAGCACATCCCCGTGCAGTCCAGGTCCGGGACGTCGATGTCCTCGACCGTGAACGTGTCCGACGGCCCCGCCTCCGGGTCCTCCCCGGCCGGCGGCGCCTCCCCGATCGGCCCCGCACCCTCCCGGGGCACCCGCGCGACGAGCAGGCTTTCGAAGTCCCCGTAGATCGGGTTCCTGACGTACGTCTCGTTGAAGTTGTGGAACCAGACGATCGCCCGCGCCGCCCCCGCCAGGTCCCAGACCTCGCGACGCTCGCGGGGAATCCGGTGGTCGATGAACACCGGATAGGCGTGCGGCTCCCCCGGGAACTCGTCGGCGAACGGCCGCGTCCCGTTCCCCTCCCCCTCGGGGTTGAACCGCCAGCAGCCGGCGAACGACAAATCCCGGACGTGCAGCTCCTCGTCCCACTTGTCCGCGTCGCGGTAGGGGGCCGACTCGATCACGCGGTCCCAGCACCGGACCGGCGTCGCCGCGGCCTCGAACGTCACCGACTCCAGGTCCGGCCCCAGGTCCACCTGGGGCGCCTCGGCGAACCCGTCGAAGACCATCCGGGGCGCCGCCCCCGGCGCCTCCGGGTCGTACTCGACCGCGACCAGCCGCTCCCCGACCTCGACCCGCCAGGGGCTCGCCGCCGCCAGCCCGAAGACGTGCTCGGCCCGCCGGGGCATGTCCGGGAACTCCGCCGCCAGCACCTCGTCGTCGAGCGCGTACCGGAACCGGGCCGCCCACGGCCGCGGCCCCTCGTGCCGCGAGACCGAGACGAGCCGCAGGTGGGGCTGGGGCTCGAACCGCAGCCCCTCGCCGGCCTCGGGGTCGTACCGGAACACGACGACGACCTTCGACGGCCGGGCCGGCGGGACGGGGTCCAGGTTCAGGTCGACGGAGCCGGGCATCGCCACCCCCACGATCCGAATTCCATGCGGAAATCGAGTCGAATCCCAAACTGAACTTGAATCGCCGCCGGCCTGGATGATAACACGGCGGGGCTGCGGGCCATAGGTCTTGCCGGGGAGGGGACGATGGGCGACGACGAGGGCGGGCGCGGCGACGCGGCGGGGCTGCGGGCCTGCTCCCGGTGCCGCGCCGCGAAGCCGCCAAGCGAGTATTACCGCCACAAGCGACACAAGGGCGGGCGCGACGCGATGTGCAAGGCGTGCGTCGCCGCCCGCGAGAAGGCGGCGAAGGCCCGCGCGCGGGCGGCCGAGGAGGGGCCGGCGACGGCCGCCCCCGACGGCTGGCGGCGCTGCGCGCGATGCGGCGCGACCAAGGGCCAGGACGCCTTCGGGCGCGGCCAGTGCTACTGCCGGACGTGCTGCCGGATCGCCTCGGCCGAGTACCGCCGCACGGCCGCCGGACGCGCCGCCGCCGCCGCGTATTCCGCGCGGCCAGAGGTGCTGCGGCGCCGCCGCGAGCAGGCCGCGCGGCGCTACGACGAGGCCAGGCGTGCGGGCACGCTGCCGCCCCGCGACGCGCGGCGCCGCCTCTCCGCCCACCTCTCCTCGGCCTACCACACGCTCGAGGTCCTGCTCGGCGAGCGCCCGGCGCCGCCGGGCGGGGTCACGGCGGCCAGGGTCCGGCCGCTCGTGACGCGAATCGCCCTGCTCTTGATCGAGCGGGAACGCCTGGGCTGGGGCCGGGCCGCGCCCGACGACGACTGACGGGGGCGCGACGGCGCCCCTTCGAAACGCGAAACGCCCCCGCCCGACGGTTCGCCGTCGGGCGGGGGCTCGATGTGCCGCAAACCTCTCGCATCCCCGCGGGGCTCAGGCCCCGAAGGCGAGCCAGCGCGTCCCGTCCGAGACGAGCGTCAAGCCGTCCCACTGCGCCGCCAGCTCGCGATCCGCGTCCCCGTCGATCTCCTCCGCCCCGTCCGGCTCGATCGTGACGGCGTTCGCCGACGCGTCGATCTTCTTGACCCTGACCACCTGACCCGGCGCGTCCCCGGCCGGCGGCAGCGTCAGCGTCACCGGGGCGGCCGTCGCGTCGACCGTCACCAGCCCGTGCCACGCCGCGAGGGTCGCGTCCGCCGCCAGGGCCGCGACGGCCGGCCCAGAGAGCCCCAGCGCGCCCCGCTCGTCGACGATCGCGGTCACGTCGTCGGCGTCGGCCGTCACGCTGGCGAGCCGCGCGTGCGGCGACGACGGCCAGTCGGCCCCGGACCCCAGCGCCCCGTCCGGCCCGGCCCAGACCCGCGTCGTCGCCGACGGCGTCACGCCGTACGACGACGACCCGGCGCAGGACGCCAGGTTCCCCGCCGCGTCCCGGACGACGCAGGCCGCGACCCGGACCGCCAGCCCCGAGGGGGCGAACCCCGGCCCGGCACCGACCGCCGCCGGGCTGACGCAGCCCGCCCCGACCGGCCCCAGGGCGTCCAGGCGCAACGCCTGCGCGATCAGCGGCTGGTGCCAGTCCCGGTCCCCGACCGCCCCCGGGTACGTCAGGCCCGCCCTCGTCGTCCTCTGTACGGCCACGCCCGACCCCCCCCCGGACCCAGAACCCTGCCCGGAAACACGGATGCACGGCCCCGGCGTCAGGCCGGCGACGCCTCCCACGACAGGACCAGGACGCGCGTCCCCGGGGTGTACGCGCCGCGGAGCCGGCGGCCGAAGTGGGGCGACGACGGCGACGCGACCGGCGGCGGCGCCTGCGGCGGCGCCTCGACCGCGACCGTCACCTCGGCCGGCGCCCCCGCCACCCCCGCCGCGTCCACCGCCGCCACCCCGAACGACCACGACCCGCCCGCCAGCGGCGGGCTCGTCCACGAGTAGTCCGCCGCCCCGACCCCGAACCCGCCGCGCCCGAACCCGCCGACGCCCCAGCCGCCGGGCGCCCGGCCCAGCGGGGCCGCCGGCAGCGTCGCCACCGGGGCCGCGTACGAGACCGAGCCCGACCCGGGCGCGGCGCCCATGTACACGGCGTAACGCGCCGCCCCCTCGGAGCCCGACCACGTCAGGTGCGCCCGGTCCGAACGCCCCGGCAGCGCCGCGGAGCGGTCCGCCCACGCCTCGCGCGGGTCCACCGCCAGCACGTCCAGGGCGGCCCGGCGCGGCGTCGCCGGGGCCGGCAGCGTGCAGGTCCGCGACGCCCCCGACCACGCGAGCCGCCCGTCCAGATAGACCTGGAAGTGCGGCTCGCCGCCCCCCTCGTGATCCCACTCCACCACCACGTCCCCGCCCGACTGGCGGACGCGGACCTCCCCGATCCCCTCCTGCGACGGCGGCGCGATCGGGTCCGTCTCGTGCGGCATCCGGCACCTCCCCCTCACCCGCCCCGCCGGCTCAGACCAGCAGGTGGACGAACGTCGCCTGGTACGGCTGCCAGAGCCAGCCCGTCGCGGGGTCCGTGGTGATCGGCCCCGTCGCCTCGAACGACTCCAGCTTGGTGAACGGCCAGGCGTTCCCGAACTGGTCGATCAAGATATAAGCAAACCCATCGTGGTACGACCGGAACAGGTTCTGGGCGGCGTTGAGCCCGGCGGCCCCGTAGCCCCCGAGCCGCCCCGTCGCCAGCGCCCGGCCGCCCCGCTTGCCCTGCTTCAGCGACTCCAGCCCGTCCAGGGCCGGGTAGGCGTTGACCTGCGAGGCGACCGGGTTGATCTGCCCCGCCCGGAGCTTCCAGGCGGCCCCGAAGATCGCCACCCCGTTGAACGTCGGGACCGGCATGTCAGCTCGCCCCCCCCGGCCCCTTGCCCCAGCGCTCGCGGGCCTGGGCGTCCAGGCCCTCCGCGACCACACCGTCCAGCGCCGCCAGGTCCGCGGGGTCCGTCCCGATCTCGTAGAACGGCCGCCTCGCCCGGTTCGGCGCCCCCTCGTGCGCCCACTCCGCCTTCTGCCTCGCCTCGTCGTCCAGCCCGTACACCACCCGCATCTCGTGCGGGTCGCTCAGGTCCGCGTCCCCCTGGAGCTGCGCCTGCGCCAGCATCCTCCCCGTCTCGACCAGGATCGTGTCGGGGTAGCCGAGCCGCCGCTTGCGCTCGACTGTCGCCGGCCTCAGGGGGGCCAGCGGGGAGCCGTCGGGCTGGGCCTGGCGGTTGACCGTGCGGTCCATCACGATCTCGGCCACCATGTCCGCCACGTCCTCCCCGAGCATCCCGCGCGGCCCCCGCCCGCGGAACGACAGCGAGTCCACGTCGCGCCCCAGCGCCGCGATCACCGCAGCCCGGCCCGCCATCGCCCCGCCCTCCCATTGGTATACATTTATACAGAATACCCGGGCCGGGCCACCGGGTGGATAATACCACGGTCTCCATCACCCATCCGGAGGGCTTGCCGTGGGCACCGGGGCGACGACGCGGGCGGGGTTCGGGCTCAGGGTCGCGGGGCCGGCGGGGGGGACGCCCGGGGTCCTGCCCGGCCTCCTGCTGGCCGCCGCCGTCGTCGCGACGGCGGCGGCGCTGGCGTACACCCGGGGGCGTGCGCGGGCGCCCGGCCCGGTCGCCGAACTGGTGGCCACCCGCGACGCGCGCGGGATGGTCGTGGACGTCACGATGCGCGAAGGTTCCGGGGACGCGGACCTGGTCCGGGTCGCCGCGTGGCTCGAACGGGTCAACGCCGGGCAGCCGCACCGGATGCTAGCCCGGTTCCACGTCCCCGGCCGGCCCTCGCGGGCCATCGACTTCCCCCTGTCCGGCGACGACGCGGCGCCCCCCAGGTAGGCCGGCTCACGGCGCCCCGCCCTGGTTCGCCGGCCGGCGCGCCAGGGGCGGCGGCGGCGGGGCCGGGCCCTGCCTCCGCTCCAGCGCGGTCGCGTTCCGATCCAGCGCCCGGACCAGCCGCTCGGCCGTGGCCGACTCGACGGCGTCCGAGCCCCCGAACGCCGCGTTCGCCCGCTCCGCGACGCCGCCGCTCGCCCACCCCCACACGTCCATCAGCATGCCGGCGACGGGCCCGGCGATCTTCTGCGCCCCCCTGACCCCGGCGTCCTCGGCCAGTTGGGTCTCCGCCGCCAGCCGCTCCGGGTCGCCCAGCAGGCCGAACCCGGTCGCGACGGTCGCCCACCACGGCCTCGCGGTCCCGTGCCGCGCCAGCACGCGCGCCTGAGCCCCGGGGATGCGGGCCTCGAACGCCTCCGTGCGCATCCCCTGGCGGGCCCGCTGCGCCTCCAGCGTCGCCTCCCCCGCCGCCATGACGCCCTGCGGCGACGCCAGGTGCTCCGAGACGAGCGCCCCGGCCGCCGCCATGTCGCCGGGCTCCTCGGCCATCCTCGCGAACGGCTCGAACACCTTGTCCCGCGACAGGTAGGCGCCGGCCATCGCCCGAAGCTCCCTTATGTCCTTGAACCCGGCGTCGGCGATCGCCTGGTCGACCGTCTTCCCCTTCGCCACCTCGTCGGCGATGAACCTGTTCGACCGCCTGAACATCTCGATCGCGTCCATCCCGGGCTTGATTCCCGTCCGGGAGAAGAACCCGGCCTTGTCCTCGTCCCGGAAGTCCGTCAGCCCCTGGATGCCCCGCGAGGCCATCGTGAACGCCTCGCCCGGGTTTAACTCGGACATGGCCCCGATCAGGACCGCCACGTCGGCCGAACTGCGCAGGGTCGATTCCAGGTTGTTCTCGCTGACGAACGCCATCAGTTGCGACGCCTGGTGCGTCGCGATCGGCATCGGGGCGCTGCTCGCGTCGAGGATACGGAACAGCTTCGCCGCGCTGGCCCCGGCCGCAGCCGCCTCCTCCTCGGGGCCGGCGAGCCCCTTGTTCGCGAAATTCTCCGCCTTCAGGATGCCGCCGAACAGGTCGCCGGCCATCTCCGCGGGGATTCCCTTCGCCGCCGCCATCCCGGCGGCGAGCTGCTCGAACCGGGCGAAGCCCTCCTGCGAGATCGTGTTCCCCGCGACGATCTGGGCGCGGCCGCGGAACTGCTCGCGGAAGTCCTTCGCCTCGCCCGGCCGCATCCCCGCCTCGGCCGCGAACAGCGCGTTCTCCAGCACGAACTCGGTCGTCGGCCGCTCGTCCATCACCCCCGCCAGCGACCTCAGGGCGTCCTTCGCCCCGATCAGGTCGCGGGCCATCCGGGCCGCCTCCTCGCGCATGTCGCGGAGGTAGCCGACGCCCTGGTGGAGCGCCAGCCCGGCCGTCGCGACGCCGGCCAGCCGCGTCGCCACGCCCAGCGCCGCGCGCTCGAACAGCCCCGCCTCGCGCGCCCCGGCGGCCATCCCCGACGCGGCGGCGGAGCGGGCCCGCTGCGCCTCCCGCTCCAGCATCGCCTCGTAATTGACGCGGCGCCTGTAGTCCCTCCTGAGGAACTCGTCCTGCACGCGCTCCAGTTGCGCCTGCTTGCGGGCCTCGGCCGCCGCCTCGCGCGCGGCGGCCCGCTCCGCCGCCTGGACCTGCCGCTCCGCCGCGCGGGCCGACGCCTGCTCCTTGCGACGCGCCGCCTGCTCCTGCCTGTCCTCGACGCCCGCCAGGATGCGGTCGAGCGCCGCCGCGTCCTTCCTCGCGCCGCTCAGGTCCAGGCGTACGGGGATCTCGTAGGTCTCGGGCACGGCCACCCCCGGCTAGAGCAGCGCCTCCATCGATCGGTAGGACGCCTCGCTCGCCCACTCCTCCACCCAGCGCGCCGGCGGCATCGTGCGGCGCAGCGCGCCGAGCCACGCCCACAAGTCCAGCGCGTCCTCCAGCAGCAGCGGGCCGCCAGGCCCCGGCGCCATCACCCCGTTCAGGAGCAGCGTCAGCCGGAGGTGGCGGCCGGCGGTTTTGGGGCCTCGCCCCGGGCGACGGCCACGACCGCGTCCTTCCTCGCGTACGCCTCGGCGTGCCCCGGGTCGTACGCGAACCGCAGCAGCGCCCCGACCTCGTGGTCCGAGAGCGTGTAGTTCCGCCGCAGCAGCGCCGCCCCGAGCGCCAGATGGGCGCGGACCACGCGGGCCATGTCGCCGGCCTCGCCCGCCTCCTCCAGCTCGCGGATCGCCTCCGCGTAGCCGTCGGCGCCGGGCGCCTCCAGGAACACGTCGAAGCCCATCTCGCCCGACGAGTAGCCGAACGTGACCAGCGGCTTCGCCAGCGTCCACTCCCGGCCGTCGGCCATCCTGACGGGCACGCCGCCCGCGAAGTCCGGCCGCCGCCTCGCCACCTCGTCCAGGTCTCCCGACAAGTCAGCCTCCCAGCCACTTCGGCACCGGGCCGACGCCGAGCCCGCCGGCCGTCGCGGCGCGGCCGAAGCTCAGGTCGGCGAGGTCGAGCATCTTCCTCTCGCACGCCTCCATCTCCGCCTGCTCCTCATCCGTCCTGTCGAGGTCCGCCGCGAGCGCGTCCCGCCGCGCCGCCAGCTCCGCGTAGAGCGCGTTGCGCCGCGCCACGAACGCCGCGAACTCGGCCCGCTCGTCCGCGCCCATCGGGTCGACCGCGGCCTCGTCCCTGAGGTAGCCGAACTTGACCGAGGTCGGCATCGCGGACCAGGTCTCCACGGGCACGGGCGGGACGAGCCAGTTGAGCCGCGTGTCCTCGGCCACCACGTACCAGTCGTAACGCTCCCGCCCCGCGAGAGGGTGGAGCGTCGGGTACAGCAGCGTCGCCTCGACGGGGGCGATCAGGCTCATCTGCCCCTGCTCCTTCGCCCCGACCCGGACGCCGGGCGGGGCCGAGAGCAGGCCGTACAGGTGGTCCCGGAACCACGGGTGCTTGGACCACCTGTCGAGGTTCGGGGGGCCGGGGCTCAGGATCGCGTCCGGCTTGCGGTCTGGGATCGGCACGGGTGCCTCCTGGTTCGGGTCAGAGCGTGGTCACGGTCACGGGGTTCGTCGTGCCGTCCACGGAGCACGTCGCGAACGTGAACTGCGCCGTCCCGAGCTGCTGGTGGGCCCCCTGGAGGGAGTGCGCCGCGAGCATCGTCAGGCTGTTCGTCGTGAACGTCAGCGACCCCGAGGACGCCGACGCGACCTGGCTGTAGCTCTCCAGCCACGTGAACGTGAACACCCCACGCGTCCCGGCGGCGGTCGCCAGCAGCGCCGACGCCTCCGTGGTCGTGACACGGAACGACGGGTCCTGGACCCCGACGACGGAGTGCGTGATGTACGCGTCCGCGTCGGCCGAGTCGCGGATCTGCTGAATCCCACGATCGAACGCGACGTCCTTGACCCCCGCGAACGTCGTGGAGTTGAACGACACGTTCGCAAAGTTCCGGTATCTCTTCGTCGACGCCACGGCAAGCCTCCCGTCGGTGCTGGTCTGGTGGTGGTGGCGCGTGGTAGCCCGTCGGCCTCACGCGGGGTCGGCCCAGCCGGCGGCGCCGGACAGGGCGACGGGGGCCTCGGGGCCGGACCCGACGGGGGTCGCGGCGCATCCCGGGGACGACGGCGACTCGCCCGCCGCGTTGACGGACCGGACCGCGAAGCGGTACGGCTCCCCGGGCGTCAGGCCCGCGACGACGGCCCGCCGCACGGGCAGGCCCTCGCGGTGCGCGACGGTCGCCAGCGGGGCCCCGTAGTCGACGTCCGGCGTCCCGCCGTAGACCCGGTACGAGGCCGGGCGCGGGCCGGCGACGGGCTGGCCCCAGGTCACGGACACGCCCCCGGCCCCGTGCGGCGCCGCCCAGGCGAACGGCGGCGCGGGGGGGAGGCCCGTCAGGTCCTCCCCCGCCGGGCCCGTGGCCAGCCGCAGCCGGGCGGAGACGTTCCGCTCCTCCAGCCCCGTGACGTCGTCGAACGCCCGGACCGCGAACGTCACGTCGGAGCCGGTCGGGATCGGGTCGGGCGTCCAGGTCGTCCCCGTGACCGTCGCGACCGGCGTCGAGTAGTCCACCGGCCCGCCCGCATAATCGTTCGCATACACGCGATACTTGATGGCCACGACCGCCCCCGCGCCTAGCCTACCAGGGGGCCGGCCCGCCGGGCAGGGCGGCGAACCGGAACTCGTAGCGCCGCTCGTGCCGCCACAGGTCGCGCGCGTCCGGCGCCGCGTAGGACGGCCGCACGGACGGCTGGCCGACGGCCCGCACGCCCGACTCGAGCCAGCACGCGCCCGACCGCCAGAACGCGAGCTGGACGCGGGACGACGCCCGCAGCAGGTAGTCCCCCGCCGCCGCCCCCGCCCGGCCCGCCTCCGCGTCCGTGCCGGCCAGGCACGACAGGACCACGTCGCATCGCAGGTCGTCGCGGCTCTCCCCGTCCTGGGGCTCCGACGCCGCGAACGTCGCGCACGGGTATGACGGCGACGGCGGCACCTGCCGGTTGCGGACCCCGCCCGGCAGCGCGTCCCGGACCGCGACCGACCGCGCGAACAGGCCCGCGAGGGCCCCCCCGAAGTCGGGCACGCCCGGCGTCACGTCGCCGGGGTCGAGCGCGTCCAGCACCGTCGCCGGGTCGTCGCCGCCCGTGTCCCAGGCCAGCGCCGACGCCGCCTCGAACCGGACCAGGGCCGCGTAATGGCCGCCGCCGACGTCCTCGACGCCGACCGTCGTCCGGGGCCCGCCGCCCACGGCGTACCCGACCGTCGTCAGCCCGGCGTTGTCGGGCCCGAACCCGGCCGTCTTCAGGAGCACGTAGGCGGGCACGGGCTCAGCCCCTCGGGTCGTAGTATTCGCGGAGCATCACGGACCACGCCGCCCCGTCGGAGAAGATATCCTCCGACGGCCGCGCGACGTAGAGGTGTCGCGGCTTGCCGCCGCGGTGCTCGTCCAGGACGACGAGACGGTGCCTCAGGTCGAGCGCGACCGGCCGGCCGAAGATCGCCGTCCAGCCCGGCTCGTGGGCGGGCTCGGACGGGACGCGCACGAGGTCCCCGCCGGGCCGGCGCGCCACCGCGCAGCGCAGCGCCCCGTGGCCGGGGAGCGGGAGCCAGACCGGCGCGATCCCGCCGTGATCGGTCGTCGCGGCCCCGTCGGCGTTGGCGTCGTACTCCACACGGACCGTGGCGTTGTAGCCCAGGACGAGCCACGGGTGCTCCGCGTAGGGCGGGAGCGGCGCGTCGCCGACGCCCGGCGACGGGCCGAACGGCGGCCAGAGCGAGAGGACGCTGAACCCGTCGAGCGTGCCCATCGGTCAGGCCCCCGGGCCGAGCGTCTGAGTGCCACCGGCCGCCTCCGTGTCCACCGGGTACGTCGCCTGGGTCGTCCCGTCCGGGTTCTTCACCACCCGCGACCCGGCCCCGCTCCGGGGCTGCGTCACGCCCCCGAGCCCGACCGGCACGAGCGCGTCCATCAGCTTCCGCAGCCGCTCCAGGAACCCCGTCGCCGCGGCATTGACCGTCCCGAGACCCACCTTGGCCGACGTGAACGCCCCGTCCGCGATCTTGGGCCCGGTGATGGCCCCGTCCGCGATCTTGGCCTCCGTGATGGCCCCGTCCGCCAGCTTCGCGGGCGTGATCGCATCGTCCGCAAGGTCCACCGGCCCGCCGGGGACGATGCCCGTCAGCACCCACCTGGACGTGTCGTCTGGCTCGTCGTCCCACGCGGGCGAGACGGTCGCCACCCCGTCGGCGTAGGCGACGATCCGCCTCGCCTGCCCGGCGCCCGCCCCGGCGACGATCCGGACGCCCTGCCCGGTGACGTCCGCGACCGGGGCGTTGGCGCCCAGGTCGATCGTGTCCTCGGTCGCACCGTCCGCCGTGCCGTCGAAGCCCTGCAAGACCTCCCCGAACGTCCCCGCGTCGCCGTGGTCGGCCCGCGTCGCGTCCCAGACCGCGTCGGCCACGGCCCCGGCGTCGAGCCCGCCGGGGACGATGCCCGTCAGCACCCACCTGGACGTGTCGTCTGGCTCGTCGTCCCACGCGGGCGAGACGGTCGCCACCCCGTCGGCGTAGGCGACGATCCGCCTCGCCTGCCCGGCGCCCGCCCCGGCGACGATCCGGACGCCCTGCCCGGTGACGTCCGCGACCGGGGCGTTGGCGCCCAGGTCGATCGTGTCCTCGGTCGCACCGTCCGCCGTGCCGTCGAAGCCCTGCAAGACCTCCCCGAACGTCCCCGCGTCGCCGTGGTCGGCCCGCGTCGCGTCCCAGACCGCGTCGGCCACGGCCCCGGCGTCGAGCCCGCC